ACGGCTACCAGCAACCCGTTTTCATCGGTCATCTCGACATCAAAAATCGTGACCGGGAATACACTGTTGGGCATCGCAGGCAGCTACCCGACCACTGCCACGACGCAGGCGGCGGACGTGACGACGATCAACAGCACCTATCTCAGCAGCCTCTTGAGCAGCAGCCAAATCACGCTGGGGGCATCAACCAGCAGCAGCGGCACGTTCGTCGCTCCCACGGCCGCCCAACTCGTCTACGGCCAATCGTGCGGCGTCTCCGGCGGCATCGCAGGAACGCAGTACGTGCCGGCAGCCGGTAGCGTGTTCTCGGGCGTTGCTACGGGCGTGACCACGGGCACGCTGCGGGCATCGACCATCGGGGCTCTATCAGCCTCGCGGGGAGTCGTTCCCGGCTCTATCAACCTAACGGCACCTAAGCTCATCAAGGGCACAACAGTGGACGACGTGGTTGGAACCGCTGTACCTAAGAAAATCATTGTAGAACAAAGGAGGAACGCAAAGTGAGCTATCCTAACACCAATACCCTCAATTCTCCGGTCAACGGTCACGTGGACCGCATCATCGATTCCTACACGGGAGCGGTCAGCATCACCCCATCAGACTCGACTCTACTGTCTAGTCCGGTGCGTGCCTTGATTGTGGCCGTCGACGGCAACCTGAACTTGACCTTCTTCGACGGAAGCCAGGCTACGATAGCGGTGGTGGCTGGAGGCGTATACCATTTCCTGGTCACCCAAGTGTGGGCAACAGGCACGACGGCCACCGGCATCGTCGGCCTCTACTAGGTCTTATATAATAGGGGTAAGACATCATGGCGAAGCGAGGACGACCACGTCTGCAACTCGACGAACAGAAGATCGAGGAGTTGATTGCAGAGGCCAATACTGTCGAGTATACTGCAGACGTGATGGGCTGTAGTGCGGAGACGTTGAGTAATAATTATTTGGGAGCTATACAGAGAGGCAGAAACAAACGCAACGGGAAGTTGCAGAAGGTCATGTATAAGATGGCCCTGCAAGGAGACCGCTCGTTGATGATCTGGCTTAGTAAGCAGTGGCTTGGGTATAGGGAGCCTGTTACGCAGATCGACCAGAAGACTACAGGCAGTATGGAAGTGACCGTCAAGGTGGTGGAGGATGACAACTGGTATGGAAACGCAACCCGCCTTGCTACTCTTGGCCTGTCGAACGGTAATGGGAAGGCGTCCAGCAACGGAAATGGAAAACCCAGGTCGAGGATGAGCTTGTAATGGTAACAGCCATCCAGAGGACAATCAGCCTTCCTAAGGCCCTGCCACACCAGCGCAGGGTGCTTCTGTCTTCTGCTCGCCATAAAGTAGTGGTGTGTGGAAGGCGGTGGGGAAAGACTGGGACTGGACTGCTCGCCACTATCAAGGGACATGGACCAGAGCGTGGCTGGTTCAAGGGTGCGTTGGATGGGGGGACGATTTGGTGGGTGGCTCCTACTTTCCCAATTAGCAATATCATCTGGCGGCAGCTGAAGCGGGCTAGTAAGAATGCCTGGAGCGACAAGGGGGAGCAGGAACGTCGGATTGAGTTCCCAGGCGGTGGGTCTATTGAAGTCAAGTCAGCAGATAATCCGGATAGCCTTCGCGGGGAAGGGTTGGATGGTCTGGTGATTGATGAGTCCGCGTTTGTGGCTGAGGACGCCTGGAAGGCTGCCCTACGTCCCGCATTGGCGGACAAGAAGGGCTGGACGATCCACATCGGCACGCCTAATGGGTTCAATTGGTTCAAGGAGCTATTCGATAGGGCAGGAAGGGACACGAAGGGCCAGTGGGAGCGGTGGCAGAAGCCGACCAGCGACAACCCGCTTATCGATCAGGATGAACTGGATGAGGCGCTCTTGGATATGGGTGAAGCGATGTTCTCCCAGGAGCATATGGCCCAGTTCGTCAATATGGCAGGAGCGGAGTTTTCAGCTCTTTACTTCCCCGACGATATGTGGTTCGAGGACTGGCCGGAGCTTGAGCGGCAGTTCGTCTATCGGGTTCAGACCTGCGATCCGTCACTGGGGAAGACGGACAAGAGCGACTACCAGGCGCATGTTCTGATGGGCCTTGACCGCGACGGCGTGATGTGGGTCGAGGGGCAGCTACTCCGCCAGGACCGGATGCAGATATGCGACACGGTGATCGACTTGGCTCGCTGGTTCAAGCCTTCGGCTGTAGGCATCGAGTCCAATATGTGGCAGGTCATGCTGGCCGACCAGCTCTACGAGAAGAGCAAGGGTAAGAACGGCCTCGGCCTTCCGGTGTGGCCACTAGACAACCGGGACAATAAGCTGATTCGGATCAGGGCGACTCTGACACCCTACCTCAGCAGGCATGAGTTCCGCTTCCGTAATACGCCGGGCACCAGGCTACTGATCGAGCAGCTGCGCGGATTCCCGTTGCCGAAGATTCACGATGACGGCCCAGATGCCTTGGAAATGGCGGTCAGACTAATGCGGGAAGTATTCCAGCGAGGATTGAATAAGGAGGGCTTGGAGCACGCTCTCGAAGAGGAGATGGTTACTAGCGCCCTTGTCTAGGAGGAGATCGTTATGACGAGGCCTTTGACAGATGATAGGATACGATTGTGTCGAAGATTACTGGGGAGAGGGAAGACTTGCAAGTTCACGGCCTATCGGGCAGGAGTGTCAATATCGACTGTGAAGAAGATCAGAGCGGGAAGTTACCGGACGAAGCCGGAGCCGAAGACGATCCTGCTGGAAAAACCGACCAGCCGTTTCGCGGAAGTGCCGATGGAGGAGACTGAGGCGATCCTCGGCCTGGACTTGCACGACGCCTGCCAGGAAGCCTACCTGGATATCGTGCGGGTGCGGACGGAGTGCCAGCGGAAGCATTGGCCTTACAACTTTTATCAGGACGTGCTATATATGGACAAGCGAACCTACCAGGCGACCAAGCCCCGTAGATTCGATTCTAAGGCGAGTTAGGCGTTTTTGGGCTAGATTATCGAAAGGACTTCGGGAAGGCGTTAAACGCGAAAACAAACGGGTTAAAACTAATCCTAGAAGGAATTGAATATGCCGACCGAAACGCAAGAGCCCGAGTCCGTCGACGTCCTGGAGGCGCAGTATCGGGCCAATCAGATTAAGATGGACCTGCGGGTGCAAGAAGCGCAATTCAAGCAGCTCGACCGTGCCCTGGCCTTGGAGGCGGGAAGCCGCAGCTTCGGCTCGGCCGGCCCACAGGAGACAATGGAGGGCCTATACGCCCCTGAGGACTACATAGACATTGAGGACTACCGCCGAGACAATTATGGCTATCAGGCCTATGCGGCTACTTTTACGACCAAGACCGACCGCCAGGATGGCCGTAACTGGCCCTATTGGACGAGCGAGGCGGAGCTGGCCGCGATCCGTGGGACGGTCCGGCTACTGGCCGCCTACAACAAGACCACCTTTGGGGTTCTCAACAAGCTGCGTGACTATGTGGTCGGTAAGACCGGATTCACCCGCAAGGCAGAGAGCAAACGGGACGCGCCTAAGGAGCTGCTGGATGCGATCACCAATATCCTGGACGAGTTCGACGAACTAAACAGCGTGACCGGCGGCAGCCGATCTGCCGAGCTGCCGATGGACCAGGAAGGGTGCATCCGCCATAGCCGCGATGGAGAGCTGTTCATCGGACTGTGGCACCGTGGAGAGGGGCGGGTCGAGGCGCGCATGGTAGAGCCGGATCAGGTCAGCGAGCCGACCAATCCAGGCGGCTTGGAGGATTGGTTGCACTCCCAGGATGACGAGTCAGGACTCGGCTTCGTGAGCAACTGGTCCTATGGCATCCATACGACGGCAGGTGATGTCGGATCGAAGCACGGCTACTATGTGCAGTGGGACGGATCGCTGGAGAACTGGGATTATATGCCGGGAGGCAATCAACCCTGCTATCCTCCAGCCGACGGCGGCAATAAGTGGATGTGCTTACTCAAAGCCAACACCGACCGTAATATCAAGCGGGGGGTGAGCGATTTCTGGCCTGTGACCGGTGATGTGGAGCTGGCCCGTAAGATGATCCGCAACCTGACCCACGCCGGAGCGTTACAGGCTGCCATCGCTTGGATTAGGGAGCTGGCGCCCGGTACGACGCAGTCGCAAGTCAATTCGGCCACCATGTCGACGGCGGATTGGAGCACCCGGACCGCGACACAGAACGGGGGCGTGCGGACCAGCTACCAACAGACCTATCAGCCGGGAACCTCGCTTTATCTGGGAGCCAACCAAAAGTTTGTGCCTCCGCCCTGGGTACAGCAGAGCATGGCCGCTGGATTGGTGGCGATCTACGAAGCGATGCTGCGGTCCGTGGCGCAGATATGGTCGATGCCGGAGCATATGATTACGGGCAACGCCGGGAACAACAACTATGCCTCGATCTTGGAGGCGGGTTCGCCATTCGTCAAGCATATTGAGACACGGCAGAGCTGGCACGTCGGTTTGTGGAAGGAAGTGTACTGGAAGGTGTTGTGGTTCAACTGGAAGATTGGTCGGCTTGGGAATTATGCCTGGAGCGACATCCGGCGGGCAGTTGATGTTATGGTGACGCCCCAGCAAGTGGACGTGCGGGACCGGATGAAGGAGACGCAGCGGGGAATCCTGCTATTGGACGCGGGGATTATCTCTCCGGTTGAGCTGGGAACCCGCGAAGGTGTCGACTACGACGAGCAGGTCAAGCAAGGGGCCAAGCCACGGCAGGACCCAATCAGTGCGGTCAAGGCCGTCGGGGCGTCGGGTATGGGGAAGAGCAAGCCGATGAGCAATGAGGGCGCTGTGCCGCAAGAGACAGACCAGTACGAATCCTTGGCCAAAGCTTCCAAGGTCGATTGGCGGAGCTATCCATAATTATTCTAGCTTCGGGAGAAAGCGATGAGCTATTTGGAAGTGTTGCGCATTGGGGAAGTGGTTAGTCTTGGGTTTGGCGAAAAGATCCAAGGCATCATTATGGAGATTGCGATTAGCAAGGATGGCGTAATGTACAAGGTGGTTTGGTGGAATGGGAGAGAGCGTAACGAAGAGTGGGTAATGGCTTGTGAAATAGAAGCAGGACTTGGCGTTGATCGGCAAAAGATAGGCTATAAGTAAATGCCAGACCTCAAAGAAAGAGCCGATCGTGAGCGGGCGCTAGTCGCGGCGCTGATTCTCTTGTTCCGCGACTATGAGGAGCAGGAGCCGGCTACAATCAACTGGGAGGACTTCCGCATTGATCTAGAGGCGGCGATCAGGCCACAGCTGGCCGGAACCTATGACCTCGCCTTCACTCGACTTCGCAGCCAGATTGCGAACGACCTAGACGCCGATCCCAGGCTGCTGTCTGCCCGCTGGTCCGAGGGTTACTGCGAGGAGCTGGCGAAGCAGATCATCGACAACACGAGGAAGCTGGCTGACGCTGGAGAGGACCTTGACGATCAGTTCGATGTGGAGCGGGCGGAGAAGATCGCTATTACCGAGACCACGAGGGCCAACACGGCCGGAGAGTTTGGCGTCGTCTCATCTATGGTCTTGGCCGGCATGTTGGGGCCGGAGGAAGTTAACTGGATCACGGCGCAGGACGACCTTGTGTGCGAGGAGTGCGAACCCTTGGATGGGCAGCCGCAAGACGTCTGGTCGTTGGACTTCCCCGCAGGGCCTCCGGCGCATCCACGCTGTCGATGCTGGCTGGACTATCTTGGCAGTGTGATGGAGTCTTTTAAGGAACAGCAAATCACCATCCTCGACGTACCCGACGTTCGACAGCCGGACCATTGGAGCTGTGGAGCGGCCGCTGCTATGTCGGTCGGTAGGTATTTTGGCGTCGGCCCTGACGACATCGAAGCGTGGAAGAAGGCGGTGGGTACGACCGGAGAGAAGAGCACGTCGGCCAAGGCCATCGAGACTTACCTAACTCGTCTCGGCCTCCAGGTGACGGCCGCCCCCAACCAGACGATCACTGACCTTTCGAGGTCCATCGCGGCGGGGCGGCCGGTTATTTGCCCAGCGCAGGACTACGGGGGCGGTCACTGGCTGACGGTCATCGGCATGCTCCCCGGCTATGTCATTTGCCAGGATAGCTCTATTGAGAATGTAGAGAACGTGCCGGGCGGCAGCGTGCCGAAGGGTGAAGCAAAAGGAACGGGCAATATCGCTGCTCCTGGCAAGGTGCTGATCCGCTGGAAGGACTGGCTGGCGAATTGGCGAGACAAAGGGGCAGACGAAACTGTATATCTTAGGTTTGGGATTAGCGTTGGTAAACCTTAGCTTCGGGAGAAAGCAAATGGAAGAAACGCAGGGACGTTGTTGGAAGCCCATTGAAAAAGAGAAGATCATCATTTCCACCTTCATGCCGACCTTCGGGCCGGTGCATCCGGCAGCCGCCAAGAGCTATTTTGTCGAGGCGTCCAAGTGCGAGGGGAAGAGCCTGATTCGTGCCGATCCGATGCCATGCAGCAACCTGGCTCATGGGTTCAACCAGGGCTTATGCTTCGCTCTTAACAAACGCGACGAGGGCCTGTCTACGCATCTGGCCATCCTCCACGCCGACATATCCGCCCCGTGGTGGGTCGACATCCTCTACGATGAGATGTTGGCGACCGGCGCCGACTGGATCGCGGCCATTAGCCCGATCAAGGATGTGCATGGGACGACGAGCACAGCGATCAGTTGCATAGACAGCCCCTGGAACCCATGGTGCCGGATCACCATGCGGGAGATTCACGGCTTGCCCGAGACCTTCAGCGTCAAGGACCTGGGCGAGGAGGGGAAGGGATATGCGCTGCTGCTAAATACAGGATGTATGCTGATCGACCTACGCAAGCCATGGTTCAAGGAGGTGGGTGACCGTGGGGAGCTGGCGGCCCACTTCGAGATTAGGAACCGCATCGTGTTTATTCCTGGCAAGGGATGGTGTGCCCAAACCGAGACCGAGGACTGGCTGCTCAGCCGCGTCCTCAATGAGGCAGGCGCCAAGCTGTTTGCCACCCGCAAAGTCAAGCTGCGACATTACGGCGAACTACCCTTCACCAACGAGATGCCGTGGGGCGACTGGGATCAGGACCAATGTGGAGTGCGAGCCTCACAGCCCGACTTCCAGAAACAGGCAGCCCACGAGCCGCTCCGCATCCACGAGCATGGCTACTGGCTGGACGACGCGCCAGATGGAGCCCTGTTCGATTCTGGCTTGGCCTCGGCGATTGTGGAGTATTGCGGGGATGTGTCGGTGGCTGACGCCGGATGTGGTCGGTGCCATTATCTGAAGGCGATGCAGGCGGCCGGGATCAACTGCTGCGGGTTCGACGGCAACCCCGACGTCAGGCAATGGGCCAAAGACACCTACGTCGTTGACCTGGCGGAGAAGAACTGCGGCCTCGGCGTTTGGGATCGCGTGCTCTGCTTGGAAGTCGGCGAGCACATCCCGCAGAAGTATGAATCGATCTTCCTCGACAATATCTGCTATGCGGCCCGCCACGAGGTCATCCTGAGTTGGGCCGTTCCCGGTCAGATCGGACAGGGTCATGTCAACTGCCAGACGAACGAGTATGTCGAGGCGAAGATGCTGGATTATGGTTTCGCCCGCAATCGGCAAGCAGAGCAGGAGTTCCGCAAGCGGGTCAACACATTGCCTTACTTCCGCGAGACCTTGATGGTCTACTATCGAATCGAAACGGTAACCGACATGCATCGGGCTGTGGGCGAGTTGTTGGATCACACTGATCGCGCTTTGCATGAAGCTATTGTGTCCCCAGTTTTAGGAGAAGTTCTTTCCGAGGATCGCAACAACCTGCTATTGCAAAAGGCCGCTGCCGCTGGAGAAGCTTGTCGCATTCAGAAGGACAAAGAAATGATGAAGCTGGTTGGCGGAGAGCATAAGCCGCAGAAGCTTTGGGAGCCGAACCCACGCAACCGTTTCCTGGTCTATCTGTCTTCTGATGGGAGCTGCAAAGCTGAACTGTTCGGAAATGGTCGGTTATTCGACGTCGCGGTCAATCGCTGGAAAGGCCCCGATCCGTTTGCTAATATTGAAGCGTTTGCTGATTGGGATTTCTCTGTCGATGAAGAAAAGTTCTACTCCGCCACCCACCTGCTCGACGGCATCTGGCAGAAGTACGAAGCGGTCTGCTTCCTTGACGACGATGTGGAATTGTCTACGAAGCAGATCAATCAGCTGTTCCAGATCGGCTACGCATGCAACCTCGACCTATGGCAGCCAGCCCTCTCTATCGACAGCGTCAACTGCTGGCCGCACCTGGCGGTCCAGAATAGGAGTATCGTTCGCAACGGTCGGTTCGTCGAGCTGATGATGCCCTTCTTCCGCCGCCGCGGCTTGGAGCAGTGCATCGACACCTTCCAGCTCACAGAGAGCGGATGGGGCCTGGCCTACCTCTGGCCGGAATATCGGGTGCGGATCGGAATCGTCGACGGGGTTCAGGCTTGCCATATGCGTCCGCTCAAGCAGCCCATCGGCTGCCGGCGGATGCCGAACGGGAAGACTCAGCGGGAAGAGGACGACGAGATCATCAAGCAGTACCGCATCGACTTAGCTTATTTCCACGGGGAATGATTTTGTGTTTTGGTGAATTGAGTTTCTAGGTTATAATAAAAGTTGCGATAGAACCGCCGCTTAGCTGGCCAGCCTAGCGGGACGGGAGCAACTAGGAGCCGTCGAGGGCTCGACACTTCGACGGCTCTTTTTATTTGCTGGAGCGGGAAATGCCGGTTGAAAAAGCTAAGGGCGGGAAACGGTGGGGCAAGAGCGGGAAGGTTTACACGGGTAAGGGCGCCAAGAAGAAGGCGCAGAAGCAGGGGGTCGCCATTATGATCCAGCAGGGCAAGATCAAGCCGAAGGGCGGAGCCAAGAACGTTAATGAATCCGCCGATCCTTCTATCGCCCCCCGCAAGATTGAGCGGGACGTGATGGAGTTTGTCAGGCAGGACAAGCCTTGCCGCGTGGACCGGGAGGAGGGCGTCATCTATGGCGTCAAGCTCTGCGGCCTGGAGAGCAAGAATGGTGGCCGCTACACGCTGGAGGCCCTGAGCGAGGCCCGCGCGATGTACGAGGGCGCCAAGTGCAACATCAACCATCCCGAGCGGGACAAGCCGGGCCGTGACCGCCTGGTGGCCGACCGCTTCGGCATCTACCACAACTATGTGGTCAGAGGCGATGGAGCCTATGCCGACCTGCACTACCTGAAAAGCCATCTGCTGGCCGAGATGGTCTGTGAGGCCGCCGAGCGGATGCCCGAGGCGTTGGGCTTCTCTCAGAACGCCCGCACGATCCAGGTTCCCGACGAGGCTGGCGGCGTCATTCACGAATCTATTGTCCGGGTGCGGTCGGTCGACCTCGTGGCCGATCCTGCGACCACATCCTCTATCTTTGAAAGCGAGAATCCGAACATGGCCGATCCCAACACCCAGGCCCCGAACGGCGAAGATGGTCAGCCGATTACCGATACGCCGCCCGAGCCGAGCGCAGAGCTTGAGCAAGACCCCGTCGACGTGGCGATTGACGCCCTGTTGGCCAAGTGCCTGCCGACGATCAAGTCGACCGCGGACAAGGGGCAGCGCAAGCAGCTTCTCAACGACTTGAAGAAGAAGATCGACGCGATCATCGATGCCTTGTCCGACGAGGCGCCGGAGGAGGAAGAGCCCGAGGAAGGCCCCGAAGGCGGCGAGGAGCCGGGCGGGGAAGAGGAAGCGGCCGAGAGCGTGGCCGAGCCCCCGGTGGAGAAGCCGAAGAAGGACAAGCCCGACTATGTCCAGGCCCTCGACGTGCTGGAGTCCGCCGGCGTGGCGCCCAGCAGCAAGTACATCAAGCTCTTGCTGGCGGTTCCCGAGACTAACCGAGCCGAGCTGGCCGCTACGTGGAAGACGATCAAGCCGAGCGCGGCTGCCAAGCCGAAGTCTGGCAGCGTGTTGGAGTCGGCCCGCAGCGAGCCGCAGAAGACCCATGCTCCGACAGCGGAGCAGATCAAAGAGGACGCGATGCTGCTGATGGCTGGCAGCAATCGATAACAGCGGAGGTAAGCGGGGTGGCACCTTAGCCGAACCCGCACGACAGACCTTTCACAGAAAGTGAGTTTGAGATGGGCGATCCTTCCACCTATTGGCCCGACGCGGACCGCGTTCCCTGCCCGTTCGCGGGCTCGATCAAGGTCAACATCAACGACTTGATGTGGCAAGACAGTGCGGCGTTAGTTACAACCGCCTACGACGTGGTTCCGGTCGCGTCCATGACCGGCTATACGCAGGGTAGTAAGGCCGCCAATCAGGCATACCTGGCCCAGCGTTTCATCGGCGTGGCCAAGGAGCAGCTGACGGCGACCCAAGTTCGTACCTCGATCCTCGTCGACCGCGTGTACGTCGGGCCGATGACGATCACCAGTGGCACCTACTATCAGGGCGACCTGATAACCTTTGTCGACAACGGCGACGCTGGCGTGACGATGCTCAGTAATGCGGTCGAAAAGACCTCGCTGGCATCCAGCGCTATCGGCTACGTCCTGGTCGGAGGTGTCGGAGTCACGACTGTGACCGTCGTCCTCATCAGCCGCGTGCTTCCGAAGTTCAATATGCCGACGGTCGCCTCCGCCAGCATTTCGATGAACAGCGGAGCAAACATTTCGACCGGCACTGACACCGGCACGATCATCGCCACGGCGGCAGCGCAGAAGCTTGGCTTCTGGGGCGCCACGGCTGTGATCCAGCAGGCGAGCAACGCTCAGAACGCCGTGATTACCACGGTGGGCTCCGCCGTCAACGCCACGAACGCCGTCAACACGGTGGACGCGCCCAACAGCTACGGCTTCGCAAGCGCAGCCCAAGCCAACATGATCGTTACTAACGTCAATGCCTTGCGGACGGACTTGCTGGCGGTCAACACGCTGGTCAACCGCCTGCGGGCCGACCTCGTGACTGTGGGGATCATCAAGGGTTCGATGTAGCTACGCCCGATCCCGAAGCGCCGGGGGGCGGCTTAGCGGCCGCTGGGCCCCCTCCGGATTTTCAAGACTGTTACGTTCCAACAACAGCTTCGGAAAACACGAAAGAGAAAAGAACTATGGCATTTTCGATCGACTACGCTCGACGGATGTATGCCGACCGCGGCCCGGTCGGATTTGTCCGTAGCATGCACAGCCTACTCGGCCTTCGCAACGCCAAGGGCATCAAGTACCGCGATCCCGAGGGTCGGCCCGTGCTGGAAAGCCAGCAGATCAAGCCGGACGGCGTCTCACTCAAGGGATTGGCCTGCGCCATTTTCGGCGAGCAGAATATCGAACGGAGGCTTTCGCAGCCGGCGCCGAAGTTCCAGGAGTTGGAAGGCGACGTCCTGGAAGCAGGCAATGACATCGTCCCGTCGCAGTTCGCCGACATCACAGCCTATAACGAGACCGTCGCCGGCCTCCTGGAAGTCAAGATTCTGGAAGCGTACAACCGCCCCGAGTTCCTCGCCCCGCAACTGGCCACCAACGTGCCTAGTAACAAGGTGCAAGAGAAGTTCATCGGCATCAGCGTGCCGGCGGATGCCGCCCAGGAGCGCAAGCCTGGCCAGACGCACCCGCGCGCCCAGATGAGCGAGCGGTACGTGACCACGCCCATTACCAAGAACCGGGCGAACGCCGTCGACGTGACCCGCGAAGCGATCATGTTCGACCTGACCCGGCAGGTGATGGAGCACGCCGAAATGGTCAGCCAAACCCTGGCTCTCCGCAAGGAATACTTGATGTGGGACACGGTGCTCGGCATCAAGAACACCTACACCTACGATGGAACGAACTACTACACCTACGCCATTTCCAACCAGGCGGGCTACGGCTTGTGGGTGAACCTGCTCTTGAACCCGATCGCGGATTGGACCTGCCTCGACGCGGTCTACAAATACTTCAGCCGCATGGTCGACCCCGAGACCGGCCAGCCGATCAGCGTCGAGGCCAAGGACCTGATCGTCATGCCGGCCCGCAAGGCGACAATGGAGAAAATCCTCAGCGACACCCAGGTGCGCCAAGGAAGCCTTTCCAACACGACCGATGTGGGCACTCCTTTGGGTTACGGCAAGAACCCGATCAGCGGACAATGGAACGCTCCGATGGTCAGCCAGTACGCTTACAAGCGGCTGACGGACTACAACCAGAACGCCAACCCGGTCGGCCTCATCAAGCTGATCGACACGCAGCAGAACTTGTCGCTGTTCAACAGCGACACCATCCAGGCCACCGGCGTGACGGCCGCCGATGAGCTGTGGCTCGCGGGCAACTTCAAGAAGGCGTTCATGTACATCGAGAACTTGCCTTTGACCATAACCCGTGCCGCCCCGACCTCCTATGAAATGGCCGACCGTGGATTGGTCTTCTCGATGTTCGTAGACGAGATGGGGATTCCTGCCGTCCGCGATCCTAGGTTCGTGATCCAGAACCGCAGCATTGACGTTGCCACGCCCACTTGGTCCGACCCGTACTAGGCCTCGTGGCAGCCCTCGCCGGCCCGGCTCCGGAATCCAGACAGCCGGGCCGGCGGGTTTTCCTTTTACTCACCTTCAGCTTTGGGAGCTTAGAAAATGCCGTACAGAAACATTAAAGTGTGTTTGGTCCACGATCAGGCCTCCCCGACCATGCGACAGCTCGCCACCCGCGTCATCAGCGGGGAGTGTTTCCAATCCGCGTCTGTGGATGGCCGCAAGTCCGAGGCCCAGGCCATCTACAACAGGATGATGGCGATCAAGTCGACCAATCACCCCTACGAAATCCAAGAGACCGATGAGCCGGCTACGCAGACGCCTCCGGAGCCGACCAGGGCCACCAACCCTATCCTGCCGCCCGAGGAGCAAGAGAAGCGGTTCACCAGTGCGCTGGCCAAGGGCATCGCCGAGGGAGTAGTGACAGCCTTGGAGCAGCAAGAGACGACCAAGTCCAAGAAGGCCCGAGTAGCCCTCTAGGATGCGATTTGAGGCGAGGAAGCCGCCTGGGCGAGGGGAAACAGGCTCAGGCGGCTTGGATCGCAAGAGAATCGAAACCAGACGGCTTAAATCGAAGGATAAGGGAATGGCTACCGACCTGGACAACCTGACTACCCGCCGATCCGCCATCTACGCCGAGCTGGCTGCCTTATCGGGCACGGCGGACGACAGCCCAAACGTGAATGGTGGCGGGGCCGGGACCGTCGACCACACTGGGAAGATCGACCAGCTGTATCGCGAACTGAAAGAGCTGAACGCCCAGATCGACTTGCAGCAAGGCCCCTGGGAGTTGAGCCTTGAAGGGAGGCCTGCATGATGGTTTTAGGCGCCGGCTATGCCGAGACGTTGTTGGAAGACTGGGAGAGGCGAGACGACCTACAAAACGTCACGCTGACCAACGTCGTCACCAGCGTCTCCTATGCCGGGCTGAAGGCCAAGAACCGAGACCTGACCTACAAGGAAGTAATGCTTGGGGCTGCGCTGGGACTGGAGCCGACAGATCAAATGTGGATTGTGGGAGCAAAGCGGCTGGTCGGCGTGACCCCGCACCGAGGAGACACAATCACGACGACGGACGGGACGGTTTGGACCGCACTTTCTATCAAGGTGAAGTCGTTTGGCGACACGTTAACCCATTTTGAGATCATAGGAAGAAAACAATGAACGAGCTTAGCAGAGATGCGATGGGGCTGTTAGGTAGGCTTCCGGTCGAGGCTGATGTGACCGAAGCATGGTCGGATGCCGCTAGGGAAGCGTCGGCAGAGGCTAGACGAAAAGCCGGTCATGATAAGGGAGAAGGTCCCAGCAGTAAAGCCATGAAGGGGGCGGGAGAATCCTCAAAATCGGCTATGGCGATGACTAAGGCCACCGACCTAGCAGAACAGAATCATTGGGGGAAAGCAGAAGGACATAATTCTCACTTGGCAGGTCTTCATGTTATGGCTGGTGACCATCACGATCAAGCAGCTATGGAACACGCTGACGCCGGGATCAAGGCCTATCATGAGAAAATGTCGGAAGCTCACTACAACCGAGCGAAAGAACTTGGGGCCAAGGGAATAGCTTAGTATGGCCCACGCCGAGCAAACCGCCGAAGAGTTCGCGACCGAGATGGAGGGCCTCGCCTCCGACTTCCGGCGGTCCGTGCCCGGCGCCCTGCGCGCCTGTGAGCAGCTTGTCGAAGAGGATGTGATGGAGCACTTCGCGAGGCAGGAGTCTCCCGACGGCGATCCTTGGCCTGCTCGCAAGGTTGAGGGTGATGGACATCCGCTATTGGTCGAGACCAACACCCAGGGTGCTGGCAGCTTGCTTGCGGCTGCGACCGGGCAGGGCGGTGGCCACGTGTCGCGGATCGAGGATGATGACACTCTGGTCTATGGGGTCGACAAGGATGGCGGGATTGGTGGTATACCTGGGGCGGGCGTCCACAACTATGGTTTTCCCTCCCGCAACATCGCGCAGCGCGAGTTCCTCGGCCTGGACGATCAGGCTGCCGAGGGTGTGGGTGTGGTGATCGCAGACAACCTGGCGGAGGCGCTGGAACTATGAGCGAAGCAGTTGTCAAGTCACCATCGTCCAACTCCGTCGCCATGCAGTTCATCTTGGCTGCACAGTCCACGATTCAGGGCCTCAATCTGGACGGTATTGTGGACAGTAGCATCGTCTGGCTGAAGATTCCGCTGGAGCGCATCTACAAACGGGAGGACCTGCCAGTCGCCCGTCCTTGCATCATTCTCAGCCCCGAAGGCGAGGAGATGGACCCGACACAAGGGCCGATCGGCTACGACGACGTGGTCTATCGAATCCTTTGTGTGTTCTGCTCCGCCGACAACCAGGAACCGACTTTGCAGGCCAACCTCGACTCACACCTCTATTGGATCGAGTGCGTGGCCAAGGCCTTCCGCAACAAGCGGGTGGCCTCGGTTTCGACCAGCATAATCTCCTCCGTCAAGCCGGCCAAGGTCGTGATGCCCGAGTTCTGGAAGCAGAACACCCTTGCCGGCGCTCTGATGTTGCGATTCACTTCCCGCGAGCCGAGGAGTTAGGATGAACGAGGAATACCAAGAAGAAACCAACGAGCCGGAGCCCGTCTCCGAGCAACCTCTATTAGGTGATCCTATGACGAAGAACTATTCTGCTGGTGCGTTTACCGCCGTGAGTATCAACGACACTTCTATGTCCATCCTTGCTTGTGAAGTGGGCAAGAAGGAGACTATGCTGCGTCGCAACGGCATCCGCGGCACGCGGTCCCACATCGACGGCGATGCGCGCAAAGGTCCGCAGCACATTGGTGGCACGATCCGCCTGGAGCCCAGCTACGCCGAGCTGGTGGCCCTGATGTCACTGGCCATCGGAAGCGGCGGCAACACCTCCGAGACTATCCCGTCCTTCAACACGGTGGTCGACCGCTACGAACGGGTCGATACCTACACTGGATGCAAAGTCAACCGGGCTACGATCACCGGGCAGCAGGGCGGGATCATCAACGTGCAGCTCGACGTGATCGGCCAGACCGAAGTGCAGAACACCGGAAGCGTAGCGGCCCCGAACAGCGGCGTCCCATTCATTTTCTCCGACCTGGCTTTGAACCTGGCGAACGCCGTCCAAGAGGCCTTCAGCTTCCAGCTCGTGATCGACAATCACATCGACCCCGAGCGGTTCCTCAACAGCCTGACCCTGAGCCAGACCGTCGAGCTGGATCGGACCGTGACCTTGCAGACGGTCCACCCCTATAACGACACGACCGTCTCCTTGTACGATCAGGCCGTTCAGGGAAGCGCTGGAACGTTGGCCCTCAACAATGGGACCAACACCGGCACCTTCAGCTTCGGCACCTTGCAGGTTCCGGCCGAGAGTCCGCACATCCCCGGCAAGACCGAAGTGCAGCTTACCCTCAATATGCAAGCCGCTTCTAACACGGCAGCCAATACCAAGGAAATCGCGTTTGCGTAGTTCTTGTTTCCTCTAGCTTTGGGAGAATACAATGTCGAAGCATCACAACGTCATTCCGAACGATGGATACACGGAGCCTGGCTATGTCGCCGCGAGGCCCGGCCTCCATGACGAGCTGCGGTTCACATTCCGTCCCATGCTGCCCGCGGAGCAGGGGAAGTGGGTCCGCGATAGCGACAAGATGCGGCCGGAACTATTCGACCGCGAATGCGCCAAGATGATGGCCAGCCGGGTGAAGAGCTGGTCATTGGTCGATGGCAAGGATGAGCCGCTGCCCATCAGTCCGAAGACAATCGGCCAGCTCAAACCGGCCGTGTTCAATCGGCTGCATGGAATCGTGTTGGGAACGGACGCTAGCGACATCGACCCGAAGTGGGACGAGGACAAGGAAGCTGAGGAGCTGGAGCAGCAGCGGGAAGCGGGAGAGTCCGGAATGAACGTCGGCGAGCTGCGGCAGGAGGCCAACGAAAAAAACTGAGGTGCGGGGTGATGCTGATGCTAGCCCACCCCGAGACGGCCGCGAGGACCTGTGATGACTGCAAATGTTGGGTATTCGATACCGAGGATGGGCACCTCATTCGAGATCGCATCACCGGCAAACCCGTCCGACGCCCCGCAGGAAGCCGACCCCCCTGCTTCGGCTGCGCCAAGTGCTCCGGAGCCGTCGAGCGAAGCCCGCGAACCGGAAGAACCTACGACTTGTCCGCAAGAAACAAGCGAACCCTAGAACTGTACTGGCAGCACCGAGCCGCTGGAATAGAAACGGATGACATCATGCGGCGGAACTTCGGTATCATCTATGAGCTGCTTGATGGCTATGATCGTGGCATTCTCAAAGCAACCTACCAGGCCTCGCTGCTGAGGAGGATGGTGTAGATGGTCGCTACCAGCCGCGAAGTAGTGTTTCTGCTCAAAGCGAAAATGGATTCCTCTTTGGAATCCAGCTTCCGCGACGTCGCCTCGAAGGCCAGGACGGCGCAGCAGCAGATCAGCGACGCGGCCGAGAAGCAGCAGAAACAGTTTTCCGATTCCGCAGAGAAGCAGGCCCGAGAGCAGGTGAAGATCGCCGAGAGGGCGGCCAAGGAACAGGCAAAGGCCGCTAAAGAAGCGTTGAAGGAAGAGGAGCGGGACCAGCGGGACGCCTTGAAAGCGGCTGCGGCTGCGAGGAAAGAGCAAGTCCGCATGGTCAAGGAAGCCGCAGCTGAAGAAGCGAAGGCTACGAAGGAAGCGGCTAGAGAAGAGGAGCAAGATCGTAAGCAGGCTATGGCCGCGGGCCAGGCTGCCACCCGTGAAGCCATCCGCATGGCCAACGAGGAGGCTCAAGCCAGGGTACGAGCATCGCAACAGGCCATGACAGCCGAGCGGGAAGCAGAGCAGACTGCTCATCAGCTAAACCAGCGACTTATCGGACTCGCCGCCAGTCGTCAGGGCATCCTGCTGGGAGGCATGCATGTCGCCCGAGGCATGGCGATGCTGCTGTCGAGCAATGAGAAAGAAGCTCGACAGCTGATGCAGAGCCTAATGATGATCCACGGGGCCTACGACGTGATGCGTGGGGCCACGCACATCATCTACGGAATAGTCGAGGCATGGGAAGCCTACAACGCGGCTGTTGCTGCCTCCGCGGCCGCTCAAACTGTTGCTGCTGCTGCCGCGACCGAAGCCGCGGCTGCTCATGCCGCAGATGCCGTAGCTGCCAATGCGGACGCGGTCGCAAACCAGAACCTTGCTGGGGCGGCCGGGCAGGCAGCAGCCGCTCAAGGAGCCGGAGCGGCTGCTGGAGGAGCGGCTAGGGGCCTGGGCTTAGGTACGAGGTTGTTCGGCGGGGCCTTGAACCTAGGGCATGGCGCCTTGGCAATGGCCGGAGGCGGATCGGCGATGGCTGGCGCCGGCATTCTCGGCGGAGCTGCTATCGGAGGGATCGCAGCCTACAAACTCGGCACGATGGGGCCGGAGCATGAGGCTGAGCGCAGCCGACGTATGGCAGAGCGGATGGAGGAAGGCTACAAAGAGAACGTCGAGGGACAGGAGAAGGCTGAGCACCACTATGGGCAGATATCAGGCCTTCAGCGGCAGCAGGTAGAGGGTAAGCAGAAGCTGGAGGAGCATGCGAGGCAGCGGGACATCAGTCGTGAAGAGCGATTGGATCGCAGTCGGGAACGCGACCTTGACCGCTATATGCGGGAGGCCGGGAAGAGGCAGGAAGTTGATGAGACCGGCTTGACTGGAAAAACGGTCGAAGGAAACATTAACCTTCACCAGCGTCCCTCAGTCCACAATCCTGACGGCTCGATTTCGACCGTCCGGTCCATGTCCTTCGAAGAGAATGGCCAGGAAGTGTTGGTGCCGACCGTCCGCAAGGGCCTAGAACGGCCGATGACGAACGAAGAGGCGATAGAACATTACCACAAGACAGGCGAGCATCTTGGCAAGTTTGCGACGCCGGAGACAGCTACAGCCTACGCCAAGAGGCTACATGAATCGCAGGAAAAAGAATACACACCCTACGCCCACATCGAAGAAGGCCTTGCCGCTAGGCATGCGTCTAGTCAGAAGCTGATCGACGACCAGCAGAAACGGGTCGAGGCGGCCGCCAAGGAAACATCCGCGGCTGAGGCTAACGTAAAAGCCGCCGAAGAAAAAGCCAAAGCGACCAGGCAAACGGCAGCCCAAAATGAGGCGACCGCGGCTATTGCTGGGCAGCGGGCTGAGGAGCAGAGTGGCTTGTGGGCGGCCACGAAGGGGGCTGTCGCCGGTGGGCTGGCTGGCGGAGACAATGCTGGGGGCTTTGTCCAAGGAGCCATATCTGGCGTTTCACAGGGCTGGAATCGAGAGGAACAACTGAAGCAGCGAGCCGAGGCGACCGCACAACTGTCGAAGGGATCGACCGAACAGGCTGGCAAGGCGGAAGCCGAGGCCAAGGCCGCTGGTCAGGGACAGGAAGACGCACTGAAGAAGCAGCAGGAAGAGACCGAGAAGCTGGCAGAGATGAAGGAGAAGCAGGCCGAGCGCGATATCCAGGGGGCGGAGAAGTACATCGAGAAGCTGAAGGAGATGCACGAGCAGCATCTCAAGAACGCCGAGGCTATCGAAAAGGGTCGTCGATCCCTGACAATCTCTATGGGGATGGAAAAGCCGCGCGAACGTCGCAAGCTGGAGAAGGCCGTGCAGCACTGGCAGGCCGGCACCGCGACGAACAAAGAACTTGCCCTGGTCGCCGAGAAGGCGGCACCCGAAGTGAGGGATCGAGTCGAGAAACAGCTAGAGAAAAAAATGGAGAAGGATAACCCCTCCTTCGCCAAGACGGAGCAGGCTCTAGGCTGGGGTAAGGACGCTGAGAAAGCGGAGAAGGGCAAGGCGGCCGAGGACAAGAAGCGCATCGACGAGCAGGAAAAGCGTCTGGAAGGGTTGCGCAAGGCGGCCGATGAGTCGGCCGCGAGCATGTCGGCCAAAGTCGGTACGATCCTGGAGCGGCTGTTCAAGATGCAGTCGGAGCGCTTCGCCAAAGAGATCGACCGGGTGTATCAGAAGCTAAACCAGGACGCGATGGACAGCCACCACAAGCACGAGAGTCAGGCCGCTTCGTCGAGGTAGTCATGCAACTACAATATGGCGGATATACGCACCAGCCTGGGGAATGCCAGATCGCGATCAGCCGCGAGGGCATCTTCAGCGACCTGGGCAAGCAGTATGCCGTCAAGGAGCGGTGGGACGTGCTTGGCCTGCTGACCGCCATCGACACCGACCATGTGAACTCTGCCATCGCCGACTTGATGACCGCATACTCGCATAACGGCTATGACCTTGTGTTTGCCGGGACGGTGAATGGCATGCGGTCATCGGACACGCTGAATGGCGTGCGGGTGGTAACTCCTCCTAGCTTTCCCGAGGGCCGTGGGGCGGAGTTCAGTACCTACCGTCACTACCATCTTGCCCTGGAGGCGGAGTTCCCCTATGACCTCGACGGCGACCTGCTAAGCTGGACTCAGAATCTTTCCTATCGCGGGACCGGCGGGCCGGTTTGGAAGTATCAGGAATACCTCAACGGGCCTCCCGTGCAGCAGATTCTCCAGCAGTATTCCGTGTGCCACGTGACCCAGCACGGATCAGCGACGGGAAGCAATGGAATCTACATCACGCCTCCAGGTCCAATCTGGCCTTGGAACGAACATCAGGACCAGCGGCAGGTGACCCCCGAGCTTCCTTCGGACTTATATGGCAAGCGGGTAATCAACTGGACCTACGTGTTCTCGTTTGCCTATGCTCCCGGCAATGTGGTGCCGACTCCTCCTCCCGCAATGATGCCTATCAACGGACAAAGGATATAGCAAATGCCTTCCACTATCATCTGGCGAGGAGACGCGCCGGCGGTCGCCCAGGTCGGAACTTTCACGGTTACGGGCTACGACGCCTCCACCACCTACAATATCACGATCAACGGTAAGGTCGTTTCCGCGGTTGGGGCGACCAGCACGACCATAACGGCCACTAACCTCGTCACGGTATTGAACGCTAGCACAATACCAGAGTTCACGGAGATCACCTGGAGCAATCCCAGTAACGGCGTGATTCAGGGAACGGCGGACGCTGCGGGCAAGCCCTTCACGGCGACCAGCTCTGTCAGCGGCGGATCGGGAACGCTAGGCTCCTACAGCGCCGTAACGGCAAACAGCGGCCCCGCGGTGGCCTCCGTGGCGGCCAACTACAGTACCGGATCGCTGCCGACGACCGGCGATACGCTTATCTTCGATAACAGCGCCGCGAGCATGTTGTACGATTTGTCCGCTCTCTCCGCGGTGACCCTGGCCTACTTAAAGATCACCGGGACGTTCATCGGGCAGATTGGGCTGCCGAACACGGCCGGGACCGGGAGCAGCATTTATAGGGAATATCGACCGACTTACTTCCAGATTGGGGCGACAACCTGCGCCATCGGGATCGGACCGGGCAATGGGTCCGGAAGGATTAAGATCGACTTCGGAACCGCTGCGTACAACTGCACGGTGTGGAACTCGGCCAGCGGTCTGGAAAACGACGTCCCGGCGGTGCTAATCAAGGGAACCCACGCTTCCGCGAACAGCCTGACGGGGCAGAAGGGAAGCGTCGGGGTGGCTTATTTCGCGGATGAGGTCGCGGTTCTCAGGCAATTGAATGTCGGATTTGTCAACAACATGTTAGGCGATTCCAGCGTATGGCTTGGTTCCGGCGCCACGGGCGGAATCGGGGGGGCCGGATTGGAGATTACTCAGAGCGGGGGAACGATCTACACAAACAACAACTTCATCAATTTGAATCAGACCGCAGGCATCCTGTACTTGATGTCGGGGGCCAGTATAACCGGAAGCCCGATCAATATCGGAGGAACATTGATCGATTATGGCGGAGGAACGCTTGACATGGTCAACCTCATCGGGACCTACGATCACAGCCAGGGATTGACGGCTTCTACGATCACCACGCTGTGGGTCTACAAGAAAGCTGTCTACAACGACCCCTATCACCTCGTGACCTTGACCAATGGCATGTCGTTCTCCGCCGACTGTGAGGTCGGGGATATTACGCTGAACGTGGCCGCAGGAACTAAGCTGACGTTCTAATGGGAAACTTCGCGATATGCAACTTCCCCGGCATTCGACAAGTGTTGCGATGCTCGATGAGCTTCACGACGGGCATCACTCCCTCATCGGCGATCCTTGAGATTGCCCCGCAGGCCGACTTCACCGACACGATCGGCGACCTGGTCTTCTCCGACGGTGACACGACGATCACCTTCAAAGATTGCAAGCTGGACACCAATAGCTTCGAGCTGAACCATGATGGGCTGGTTTGGAAGCTGACTATACGCGATCGCCGCTGGATGTGGCAGCGGCATGGGGGTGGGAACGCGATCTGCACCTATGCCAACCTCCGAGACCCTGCGGATGAGCAGGCCAAGATTATTCCCAGCACCGAGATGACGCCTACCGACTTGGCGAAGGTCATCCTGAAGAAAATGGGAGAGGATAACTACGATCTAGGCTCACTGCCTTCCGACACGCGGCCTGAGTGCTTGTGGGACTTCACGCTGCCGGCCGAGGCCCTAGCTAAGTTGTGTGACGAGCTTGGGTTCATCGTCGTGTTGGGGCTCGACGATACGGTGAAGCTCTGCCAGGTCGGAGTCGGGGCGGACCTGCCCGAAGGCTTCGACGTGCTGACCAATTCTTTGTCGATGGACGTGTGGAGCGCTCCTGACTCCATTGCTATCGTCTCGGCCAAGATTCGGTTTCAGGAAGACTTCCAGCTTGAGGCTGTGGGCATCGAGCAGGGATCGACCCCGAAGCTGGTGCCCATCGACCAACTTAGTTACACGCCGGCGGGAGGGTGGGGCAACGAAGACCCCGATGACTTCCCAAGCTTGATGGCTACCAGCCTGAGCAACCACGACTTGGCGATGCGGTCCGTCTTTCGCTACTATCGTATAGTGTTCCCCTGCCAGATTCACGGCTACTCGGATTCGCAGGGAAACAAGGATGCCACGCTGACCGACTATTGGAAGCTACATCTGGAGCCCCAGCAGGTCGAGACCGTGACTGACCAGCCGGCCAATGTCCCACAGGAGCAGAAGCGGGCCAAACCGGCGGCCGTCTACGGCAACTACTTCAGCGAGCTGGAGGACATTACTAAGAGCATGGCGACGGTCGGCGGAGTTGATCCAACAAACGCAGATCAGGAGGTCAACCACGTCCACTTCTACATCGACGAGAAGCAGTGCGTGGTGATCTTCAGCGAGCCGATCTATCTGTACGATGAATCGGCCCAGACCTACAGCGCGGCCAAGCTCTGGCTGCGGACCGCATGTACCATCCTCGACGAGCAGTTATTCTCTCCGGTGCGGATGTACTATTCGTGGCAGACCGGCAACCAGCTAGGAACCGACACCCGTTTCGATATATTCGAGGACGTGCAACCACAGATCGTCGCCCACTACTCCAAGGGTAGTACTGACACGATTAACTACCAGAACACGACCGACAACCAGCAGGATGCCCAACAACAGGCAAAGTACTATTGGGACGCCATCGTTCAAAGCTATGCGCAGAAGACCCCCCAGACTGTGACCTATGGATCACTGCGGTACGTCGATCTTGACGGGGCGATCCAGCATGTGACCTGGAGCGTGGGTAAGGACGGGCCGAAGACTACGGCATGCCGGAACAACGAGCGCAGGACGCTAGTGCAGAGTAAGGACGAGCGTCGCCTGATCGAGCGAATGAAGGAGAGGCTGCGGGACGATACCGCTTCGGAGAAGACAAGGGCCTGGAAAGAGCATAGGCACTGGAGATAGCATGAGCGGCAGGCCACTACGGAACTTCGATTGGAAGCCCTGGATCAACGTCGGATCGGCGTCTGTTGGACCGTTCGAGCTGTTCCGCGTCTCCGGTATCCAGATGATAAACGGAGCCGCCTATCGCCAGGGCCAGCAGCCAGACTCGACGGTTGGAGCCATCTATGCGGTCAACGGCCTCGTGTCCGTGGCAGCGGGAAAATATGGGAGGTGCTGCTTGCCAGGCCAATCTGTTCTTGTGGCCTATGATTCCTCGGCGACGCCCTCCTGTGGCGATGTGTGGGGTCCGAAGTCCGGCCAGGGAACGGCCACTGCAAACGGGAACCCCGGCTGCTTAACCGTTGAGGGCGTGACGGACAGTAGCAACAAGATCATGCTAGCGCAGTTGGTGAAAGCCAGCCTTCACGCGGTCGAACTCAAGACAACGCTCAAGCCGAGTAGCGATGGCAGCGTAACCAGTGCCACGGGCTGGATCGTAGCTATTGACCCGTCAACCCACACTTTTATCGACCCAACCTATGCCGATACCAGCAACCTTATCACGGTTTACGATCCAAGCGCGTCGTTCTATTCTCTTGGACACGATGCCAGCCCAGGCGCGTCCGGAGACGGGCGGGGGGATATCGTCTGGATCAATGACGACAATGTAGTGGTTGCCGCCGAGCAGCTTTCCCAGTGGATCAAGGGCACGGTTGCCGCCGTGGACGGCAGTAAGTTTCCAACGAGTATTACGGGCTGCACAACGATAGATGGCGGCTCCATGCTCACGAGCGACACGGTTAGCTCCTCGACCAGCCCGGCGATCGACGCTAACGGTTTTGATACCGTAACGGGCTCGCAAGCCACTATGATGCTGGACAAGGTGGCAAACACCTACGTCATCACAGACTGCGACGTCATAGCGCACATGGTGCGCGGGTCAAACAGCCAGGTCTCGGCGAACGCAACATTCACGCTCACGATTACATACGTTCTCGACAGTGGGGTGTCACCAGGCAGTACGATCAGCGTCACAAATTACAACTGCAACCTCGGCGCGAGCACCGACCAGACAACGTGCGTTCGTGATGACGCGGGCAACTGGCGGGTCATCGACGGGCCTTGCTCATCGGCCGGTGCTTGCCCGCAATCCTGACATGGCCAAGCGACATTTCAACCGCCGACCATCTGGGCTTCTTGTGGCTGACGATTCTATCGCCGTGCCGCGGCCGTGGTACGCGATGGAGCGGATGCCGAGTGGCGAGAGGGGGATGGGGCGGAGGAGGTGTTGCGCGGTTCCATTATGCACTAATTGTTCTGGTGCAACACCATCGCTCGCTATCACGTATTCTCTATGGCAAGAAAACACCCCATCAACATGCTCGGGAAGTCACTGCGCAGACTTTAATAATACCTTTGTGACAACGTACTTGAAATTGGGGACGAATTGTCCCGGGTGTTGGTGGCAACATACCTATTCACAACCGATGTGCGGAGCTTTATATCTCTACGCTCGGTTGGGAGTCATGTCGGGCATTGGACACTACCAATTAGTTGTGTTTAGCAGCATCCAAAGTGATCCCAATTACCTATCAGGTCCAGGTTGTATCGATACTTCATGGAGCGTATGCGGAATCGACCTTGGCGCTAGCAAACCCGACTGTAGTGCGTGGAATAATCTCTCCGTTCCGTATGCGGGTGGCGGTTCCTACTGCAATATCACCAGTACCGCGTGTGTGGTTAACGCAGTCTGATGTTTTACTGCATCCCCAACGCCGAAAAGACAGCTTGCGTCAACTGCGGTTGGCAGTGGACACGGCCGGACATTTGCGAGTGGCCAAGACGCAACTGCCCGAAGTCGCCCGACCTGCTCCCCGCAGCCGAACGTCTTGGCCTGACGCTCGACCAGTGCCAACCGTTCATTCAGCAACTTGCCACGTGGATGGCGGCCGGATATCCAGAACGAACTCCCGAGGAGCAAGCGGACCACGCGGCGATGTGCCAAGTGTGCGAGCATTATGGCGAGGCGGTGACGTTCCCTACGGTCTGTTGCAATGGGCGAAAGTGCCAGCCCGAGCAATCGTTTCCGCCGCAGTGCCTCGCAGGCTGTACGAACGAGATCAAGCAGCGTGAGAACAAGCCGCCGCTGGCGGTGCTGCAACGGATCGGACAATGCCCGGCGGGGAAGTGGCCAACCCCAAACCCTTATCCTTCGATTTAAGCCGTCTGGTTTCGCGTCTAACGCGATCCGCGACCGGGGGCGGGATTTTATTCCCCGAAACCCTATCGGGGCGTAGAATCGATTGCTAGGGCTTATAGACTTCGCCGTTTCCCAGATGGCATTCGTAGTCGTGTTTCTCTTTGTTGTAGTTCTTCCATTCTACAGTGATATTTCCGAAAGCTGCGATAATACCCTCAGCCCACAGCTTTTCGCCCTCAGCCCACAGCTTTTCGCCCTCAGCCCACAGCTTGTTACCCTCAGCACACAGCTTGTTACCCTCAGCACACAGCTTATTGCCCTCAGCCCACAGCTTGTTGCCCTCAGCCCACAGCTTGTCGCCCTCAGCACGCAGCTTGTCGCCCTCAGCACGCAGCCCCAGTCGGATTTTCCAAACAAAATCTAAAGACAGAACCAGCTTCTTTTTTACAGCTTTTTTGGTCATGCTTTGACCCTCCTTTGCTTAGATATACAAACTAAGGATTTGCCATCTCTCCGACTTGTGTCCACGACAGCTCGCCGGGGTCCTTGAGCCACTCCGGTAGTGTCATTATTCCAGCCCGCAAGTAGGCCAGTTCCTCCCGCAGCTTCATTCCGGCAGCGGTCGCGTCGTGGTCAAACAGCACCTGGACGTGAGAGAACTCCGTAGCCAGCTCGGCTATCTTTGCTAGTTGGTCGGCGGTGTATGAAATTCCGAACAGGCAGGTGGCTCTGTTCGGGACTCCGAGCTGATGAGAGCAATAGTCGACGCGTAGGGCGTCGAACGGTCCCTCGCAAATATAGAGCTTTCGTCCGCCGGCCAGCAGCAAGTCTCTCCACAAGATGTTGTGCTTTACAACTGGTCCCGGGTAGGACAAATAGCGGAACTTCCCGCCGTCGATACACCGTCCAGTCCAGCCGATTGTCTCACCATCGACGACGACCGGGAAGACAATCCTATTCTTGAAACGGCCGGTCAGCGCGCACTTCAAGCCATAGAGCTTGGCCATGACCGGAACGTCGTTGTAGGTGTAACCCCGCCTAAGCAAATAGTCGTAAAACCGCCTATGCGACGGCTTCATGGTCAACGGTTCGAGGCCCGACGGAATTGTCAGCTTCTCTTCTGCGGCGGACTCCTCCTGCTTGGGAAAAAGGCGGTCTGCGATGGTCTGAAGATTGCTCGTGTCACTAAGTAGGACCTGGGCAGCTTCCCAGGAGCAACCCAGCAGCTTCATCAATAGGCCGTGGATTCTCTTGCTTCTATGCTGCGTGTTCCTCCAGCAGGCGAAGGCCCCGGTCTTTAGGTCGATGCCAAGATGCTCGCTAGGGTCAGCTTCTCCACACCAAGGACACTTGATATTTACATAACCGCGTTTGACGTTGTTCCCCTCTTCGACGAAAGGCACGCCCCGGTCTTTAAGCAGCTCTTGTATGTCCATACTATAGTTTCTCCCGCCCATAGTTTGCGTGGGCACTAACTTACCTGACTCACCACTACTTTATTTTTCAGAAGCTCGACCGTATTGGCGAATGCTCGCCGCAGCACTTCGTCCGGAAGCTTCAGTTCATAGACGCTTCCGCTGCGAGCCATGCCGGCCATGACGCAGTCAACGACATACTTGATAATGTCGATGAGATTGACGTCCGCCGGTATACCATCCGCTACGTTCAGGTGGTGACGACTCTCCTTGCGGTGATTGTCCCACCATCCTGTCTGCTTGAATCCGGTTTGAAAGTCTGCGTGGAAGGCATCTATGCCAGATAACTTGTCGTAGTCGTGGTTGAGGCGAGCATGAGCCATCATACTGATAAAAAACGACAGTCCACGACCTACATCTTCGATGTGCTGTTTGCTTGACGCAAACAGTTGCTCTTTCGTTACCTTGCTCCAGTCGCATGTCCTGGTGTCCGCAGTCGGACTGGGTTGAATAACAATCTTACGCTGCGCCATGGACAGAGGCGGTTTCGGACAGTTTCCGCTGTAACCATGGAACTTGAACATCTCTTCTCCAGCCGGCATCGGTTCGCCGCATAGCTCACAATTCGCCATCATTTTTCTCCTTTTGATGCGTCAAGTAATCCATTGCCTTTGCGTGTTCATACTTCCACTTCTTCCTTATATTAGACCCACCCCCATTCCACTCGATCTTTACTCCTCAAATTGTTCTAGGCTTACCGTAGTTCTGACGCTTTAGCGGTCGAGAACGGGGGCAGGTAGTAAGAACATATTGGGGAACAGAGACAAAGCGGTTAACCGACAGAGATCGGCTTCTAGACTACTGAGGCTTGCAATCAACGGGGAAGGGCTGATCGAGCACCCGGGCGTATGGTGGCCGTTGCCGGGAATTAAGTTGTGGGGTCGTCCTTCTCCTATGCAGAGACTTCGTCTAGCGTGCTCAGCATGCCAGGTGGTAACCAAAGCTGTTCTGTTGCCGATGATCGCAGGAGCCCGATAGTGCGTGGATAATGCGTAGTGGGCTGGGCGGTCGGTAGCAGCTTCCCTTTGGAGTGGCAGGCTCACTCTACCGGAAGCGAGTGCGTAGTGCCGTGTTGGCGTAGTGCGTGCTTCCGTCGTCATTGAGCAAGTCAGCGCCTCACCCGGGCAATGCTCCCGGGACGGGCTGGCGGGACCGGATTTGCAATCCTGGACCACTTCCCTTGAGGCGAAAAAGAAGCCGCGCGCAGCTTGCCGATCAGGGCTAGAGTAAGCCTCTTGCGAGAGCTGCTCGATGCTGCGCGCGGCTATTTGTTTCATGTTTGCTTACCCTTCCTGATCGACTACCCTTTAATATACCCTCGACCCGGAAATTATCCAAAACAAACTTTAGTTTTGATTCTTTCCCGCCTGCTTGTATAATAGGAGTATTGAGGAGTGATCCGATGGACCAGAAAGAAACAAGAGCGGGCATGTGGCCATCTTCGATAAGGTCGGCCATAGCTTGTACCGCAGGCGGGGAGAGTTCAGCATACTGGAGGACATATGAGCTTAGTCGAGAAGCTTCGGGAATGGCGATCTGGATTCGGACGTCAGGGGATGGGCGGAGCGGCTTCTTTGATGGAGCAGGCCGCGGATGAGATTGTGAAGCTGCGGGAGATAATGTCCCGCTGCTACGTATGCCAACTAGAGATCGACGAGGACGAGGTGCTGCGATGAAAGAGCGCGTGCTACGCAACTTGATGACGGATGGCATGCTGGCCGTGATGTTCGGAATGAAGATCGTGACCATACGACACTGGCGGCGGTTCGAGGGGATGCCTTATGTCCGCATCCCAGGCGACCACCGGGACGCAATCCGCTACGACCGGCGGGCCGTGCTGCGGTGGGCAGCAAAGCATGGGAAAAAGACGGTCGAGAAGGAACGGGCGAGACTATGATATTAGAACAATTCAAATTACTCTTAGCGCACGTTAGCTACTGCCAAAACATGTCTGATGATCGCACGGCAGTGCCGTCGTTACGATTTGAACTGACGCAACGGGCCGACGCCATCACAGCCGCGTTGGAAGACGTGAGCCTGCTGGAGGTGCTACTAAAGCGAATCGACGACACGATGGCGGCCGTGAGCGTTTTGATCGCAGAAGAGCAGAATAAAATGACGCCACGGAGGTGCCGCCTTGAGGCGAAGGCAGTGATGTTGGAATCGTTGGTACGCGGTCTGGACACAGATGCCAACCGCGGGTTGCTTGCCGCCAAGGACGCGGATATTGGACGGCTAAACAACCGCATCGCTGACTTAGAGCAACAGGTGATTGAGGCTTCTACTAATGAACGTGATTATGACTAAAGCAGCCGAGAAAGTGAGGGCCGAGGGATGATGATTGATGAAGCGTTAATTGTTGTTAGTAGGGAGCCAGACCGTTGCCAATGTGGGTTCTGTATTGGGGCGAAACTGCTGGTTCACGAGGTAGTTTCCCTCCGATCACAGCTTGCCACCGCCGAGCAGGATCGTGACGCGGCACGTCAGTGGCTTGCCAAACTGCGGGAGGCGGTAGAGCCGTGGGGCGGTGTGTGGTACGCGGACGACATTCCGGACCAGTTGATCGTGAATCCACCGGGGGCGTTGTGCGATAAAAGCATTTCTGTAGGCGATTGCCGTCGGCTGGCCGAGGTGGTGAAAGCGTCTGATCCGAAGCCATGACAGTGAAGCAAGTAGAAATGGAGTTGAAGTCCCTTGGGTGGAGCCTGCGATCCATCTACCACTGCTACAAATACTACTGGGCTGTAATGGCAGAACGCGACGAGGACGGTGAAATTGAAAGTGCAGATGGAACAACCCGCATGATGGCGTTGGAACGGCTGGTTGTTTCGGCTAGGCAGCGCAACAATATTCAAAAGGCCGTGAAAGCGTCGGAGCCGAAGCCATGAGCGCAAAATCCCTCGCCCTGATCCTGCACGAGCTAAACGGCTTGACGGATGAAGAGAAGCGGACGCTGGCTGGAAGGTTGTCGATCTTGTCTTCAGATCGCGGGGTCGATGGAGAGGTCTATTCCGTCGTGGTCAGGATTGTTGGAGCCGGTTTTCCGCCGCTCGCGGTCCTACGCAAGAGTAAGCAGTTCATCAGGTTCAAGAATGGGGCCGAGACGCTGGTCAGTTTTGTTAAGGAGAACTTTGGCCAGATGCGGAAGGCGTCTAGGCTGCGGATTATGCTGCTGTTGGCACAATGTGTGGTCGACGACCTCAAGTCGCAAGGCCTTCGATTGTCTCCGCTGGCGATCGGCGCCCGGCTTAGTTGTATATGGTCGGTGGTGGAAGAATACTATCCCGGCTATATGGAGGCCGGATGCTTGGCGGAAGCTTTGGGGGAGGGGAGGGACAAGCGATGGAAGGACAAGTCAAATACCACGCGATGATTCCCGAGTGGAGGCTGTTGCTGATCGATAGGACGGTCAGCGGATACTACGAGCTGCTGGGCTACAGCTTCTCGCATGGGTTGAACCATCACGAGGAGCGGATCAACAGAATGGTCAACGAGTACTTGGGAAGGTATGGACTCCAGGTGCTGACGAAGGCCGTGGGCGACGACTAGCTTCGGAGGTGCGTCGTGGAAGAACTGCAAACCAGAACGAAGACAAAGCCGAAGGCGAAGAAGATGAACTCGGAGGAGTGGTATGCCTACTATCAGTACAAGCAGCTGATGGAGGCGTCCAACCAGCCGATCCGCCCGGCCAAGGAGTGGGTCGAGACCTTCCGCAAGACTAAGCGGCGGAAGGCCGGATGATGGGATCACTGACCGGCCTGACCCAAGAATCTCTCATCGCCTTGCTTTTGTACGACAGGGAGCAGGGTGGTAGAGTATGTTCGCTAGTTCCCATTGAGTGCTACGATGGACCCTACCGACGGATCGCTTCCGAAGCGGTCAATTACTGGCGACAGTTCAATGAACCGCCCGGCGAGCATGCCCTCGACATATTTGCGGCTGTCGAGTTGGCCGACCCGAAGAAGGCCGAACTTAGCCGCCGCCTCTTCGAGTCGATCCAAGAGTGCCGGGAGAACATCAACCCGAAGTACGTCCTGGGGCAGGCAGAGGGCTTCGTCCGCGAGCAGCGGTTCCGTAAGGGCATCGTCGAAGCGGTCGGGCTGCTGGAGCAGGGCAAGCTGGATGATGCGCAGGCTACGGTTCAGGAGTCGATGAAGGAGGGGCTGAGGCTGTTCCACTCCGGCCTCGTCTTTTCTGAGACTCCGCCGTCCGACCTGACGCATGACGAGGTCGAGGCTTTGCCGACAGGGATCAAGGAGTTGGACGAGAAGGAGTTGGGACCGGCCGTCGGCGAGCTGAACCTACTGATCGCCCCGAGCAACTATGGGAAAAGCTGGTGGTTGAACCAGCTCGGCAAGGCCGCGGTGACGATCGCCCACGCTTCGACCTTGTATGTTACTCTGGAGATGGGCGAACGGAAGGTCGCCCGCCGCTTCCTCCAGTCGTTCTGCGCCGTCAGCAAGCGGCGGGAGCGGATCGTCAACCGCGTGTTCGAGGAGGATGAGCAGGGCCGCTTCGTTGGTATATCGTCGGAGGTCCTGGAGAAGGTGGGGTCGTTGTCTGATGCGGACGTGATCCAGAAGTTGGCTGGGAAGCACGCGAACTTCAGGCGCCGCAGCCCGTTGGTGATCCGGCAGTTCCCCACCGGCTCGTTGACCGTTCGTGAGTTGACCGCCTATCTGGACGCGCTGGAATCGCAGAGCCGGTTCAAGCCGAAGTTGATGCTGCTTGACTATCCCGACCTTATGCATGTCGGGGATCGCAGCGAGCACCGCATTTCGCTGGGCAAGATATTTCAGGAGCTGCGTGGGCTGGCGATCAGCCGGCAGATGGCCGTGGCGGTGGTGAGCCAGACAAACCGTATGGCGCTGGGAAAGAAGTTGATAACTGAGAAGGACGTGGCGGAGGACTACAGCAAGATAGCGACGGCGGATGTGGCTTTTTCCTACAATCAGACCGAGGCCGAGCGGCGGTTGGGACTGGCGAGGCTGCATGTTATGAAGGCCCGCGGGGAGGAGAAGGGGTTTACGGTGCTCATTTCTCAGAACTACGCGACGGGGCAGTTTTGTATATCTTCTACGAGGATGATGCCAGGCCGCTATTGGAAGGCGGTCGAGGATGGGGATGTGTCCGAGCGTCCGGTGAAGCGAAGGGAGATGCTGTGATCTTCAAGGGCGCCATAGATGACTTCATTAGCCGGCCGCTCCGCGATTTGAGCAAGGCGAAGCGATGGTCTGCTGCTAGGGTTGATAGTGTATTGGGTAAATTGGACCCACCGCCAAAGTTTGTTACTCAGCCACATAAGCATCAGAAGGTGGGATTCTTATTGTCAGTGCAGCGTCCCCACTTATTCTCTATGTTTGATCTTGGATTGGGCAAGACAAAGACGGCTCTAGATTCGATTCGTTGGCTAAAACATGCTGGCCGTATTCATCGAGTTCTTGTGCTTGTGCCGAACGTCGTTAACTTGGAGGGCTGGCGGCTGGAGATTGCCAAGCACGCCCCCGACCTGACCGCGTCCTACATTATGGGCGACAAGCGGGAACGGGCCGAGGCGTGGGACGACGAGACCGATCTTTGCCTCTGCACCTACGCCGGCTTGTATCATCTCGTCTGCACGAAGTCGGCGAAGAAAATGCGGATCGATCTGGCCAAGCTGAAGAAGGCGCAGAAGCTGTTTGATGGGATTGTGTGGGACGAGTGCCAGGCTCTTATGTCTCATCGCTCTTTGAACTTCCGCATCGCTTCGCAGCTGTCCAAAAACTTCCGCTGGCGGCTGGGCCTGACCGGGACGCCACTGGGCCGCGATCCGCAGGTGCTATGGTCGCAGTTCTACTGCGTCGACCGTGGCGAGGCGCTGGGGCAGACCCTCGGCCCGTTCCGTGAAGCCTTCTTCACCAGCAAGGAAGGATGGTTCGGGGGCGTCGAGTATACTTTCCACAAGAAGCGGGAGCCGCAGCTTAAGCGGATGATGAACCATAGCAGCATTCGCTACAGCAGCGAGGAATGCCTAGACTTGCCGGAGCTGGTCCACGTCGAGCGGCCGTTTGTCATGCCGGACGAGGCGTGGGAGTACTATTCTGCGATCTTGGAGCAATGCCAGCATGGAAAGGAAGGTATGCTGGACATCAAGGGCGTGTTCGTCCGGTTGCGGCAGATCGCTTCCGGCTTCGTGTCGGTCGAGCATCAGCCCTCGCCATTGGAGGAGAATCCGAAGCTAGAGTCACTACTGGAGCTATTGGACGAACTGCCACCGGACGAGAAGGTGGTCGTGTTTAATGAGTTCGTATGGTCGGGGGATCGAATCGAGGCGGCGCTGGGAAAAGGGAACATTGCCCGCCTCTACTCCGGTACGAAGGACAAAGCCAAGGAGCTGCGGCGGTTCAACTTGGACCCGAAGTGCCGGGCGTTTGTTGTTAATAGTCAGAGCGGGGCACAGGGCTTAAACTTGCAGATCGCTCCATACGTCGCGTTCTATGAGTCGCCGGTCAGCCCGATCGTGCGGCGGCAGGCGGAGAAGCGCTGCCACCGGCCGGGTCAGTCGAAGCGGGTATTCATCTACGATCTGTTTGCGAAGAATACGGTCGAGCAGAAGATTCTACACTTCTTGGCGGAGGGGGAGGACTTGTTCGAGGCTTTGGTAGACGGGCGGACCAGCCTAGCGGAGAAGCGGCGGGAGCGGTTGTAGTTTGTATAGCTGAGGGAAGGAGACCGAGACGATGGGGGTTCATATTAGGATTTGGCATTGGAGTGAATCACATCCGATTCCGAGGGTGGTCGGGCATGCCGCTGGCGAGACGGTTCGGCTGGCGCTGGTCCAGGGCTTTGTGCCGACGACTAAACCTTGGGTCTATTCCGAGTGGGGAGGCGCCGGCTATTCTCTGCGGGGCAAGGTCGAGGGCTACTGCGGGCAGGATTCCAGCGAGCCGGCCGTCCGGCCGCAATCTAACCTGCCCCGCCAGCGGATCGGCCTGGACGGCGGGGGTGGGCTGCGGCAGAGAAAGCAGCCGAGAATCGCCCTGGATTCTGAGGTGGAAACGCTGAAAACACGAAAAAAGCCCGGGAAAACAAGGCTTTCGCTCTGAAAACAGAGTCGTTTTTCAGGTGGCCATCGGCCTTCCGACGCCTGTTTTGGCCCCCAAAACTCGGTTATTTTCCAACTATTTTTTCGTCGTAACTGCTTATCTAGTAACGAGTTCGGACCGAATCCGAAAATCTAGGCTGGGTTTTTCCTGGGCTGCTATTGATCTTTTGGGCGATTACCCCTAATATATAAGCAGACGAGGACAAGACAAGACCAAACCAAAACGCGACCTGGCCCCAGAGGTGGGGGAAACGATGAAGGGGAAATGAGACGCGGGGCGAAACTGAGCCGACCCGATCCACCGGAAGCCGCAATGACGCGGCAGGTGCAGATCGGGTCGGGGAGGGGGAACCAAAACCTAGAGGCCGACAACCCGGCCCAAACAACACCGAAACCAGCCGCGGTGGCCACACTGCGGTGGGAATAGGGGGAAGGGAGATAAAACCAAATCAAGTTACAAGGACGGTTAGCGTAAGGCGGGTTCGCGACCGCCCCGGCCTCTTCGACCGAGCGGACTTCCCGCAAGGCGAGAACAAGGAGACCTTACGATGCAAAGCGAAATCAGAGCTGAGTTGGCGGTGCGGATTGCGGCCTTGGCCGACCACTACGGAATCTACCCACACCACGTCAAAGAGGACGCAGCGATCTTGGCCGAACAGCGAATTGATGCGGCTGAGCTGACCGTCGAGGTGATGACCCACGCCGACCGCCTCTTTCAGAAGGCAATCAACGAGACGTTGGCTAAGGCGGATCGCTTCAACGGCTACGCGCGCTCCGGATCGACCAGCGCGGTGGTAACCGAGGAATATAAGGACGCGCCGGCCGAGAAGAAAGAGCGGGCGCCCCGCATTGTCCATCGGGCCAGGGTGTTTGACTACTCGGTGACTGCCGTCCTCCGTTGGATGGGAAAGAATGGTTGGGATGTGGAAGACGCCTTCGCGGCCGTCACCGACATTTCCGGCGAATACGGTCTGAGCATGTCGACGGTCAAGATTCAGTTGCTCGCCGGGAAAAAGGGGCAGCGGGGCGAGCCGGCTCCGATCACTCCGTCGCAGGCCAAGACGCTCAAGAGCCATTGTGAATAGCCGAAACGCCCTGCGGGGCGTCCGCCGGACCTAGCCCACCGGCGCTGATGAGGCAGGTTCCTCTTGGAGGCCAAGTGATGCCATGTTACCAAGTACAGACCGTGTCGGTCGCGTTCGAGGTCGAGCATGTCGACCTATTGGAGAAGGCGGCCGTCGAGCTGGGCTATCGATTCACCCGGCTCGGCAACAACGTGACCCTCAGCGACATGCGGGGGGTGATTAAGATCGACTTGGCTGCTGGTAAGGCGATCGCAAAGGATCAGCGGACAGTCAACGACCTGAAACGCTCCTACAGCAAGCAGGCCGTCTTGTTGGCCTGCCAGGCGATGAACTGGAAGCCAATGTGGAAGACCGAGACCCAGGCGGTCGCAGCGAAGGGAGGGTGGTGAGATGGCCCAACAAGACGAAATCAAGATCGAGATTCTGGAGGACGGAACGATCAGCATAATCACGGACGGGATCAGCGGGCAGAACCACCTATCGGCCGACAAGCTGATAAAGCGGATCAACGAGCTTGCGGGTGGCGAGACCACCTGCCGCAAGCGAACGAAGATGGAGTTGGGATCGTCGATGCAAAAGGCTTTCGAGCAACATTGCCACGACGGCCACGTTCATCAGCACTAGCCGAAACGCCCTTCGGGGCGTCGAGCGGAGATTACCTACCGCTCCTGACGAGGCAGGTTCCTCTGGCGGAGACCAAGTGATGAAGAATCAAAAGAACTGGCTGGACTTGTACCGGGCGGCCTGCCGAGCCGGAGTGCCACTGGTGGCGATCAACACGCCCGACCCGGCTTCGACGATCCGAGAGATCGGCAAAGTGCTGCCGACCGTCAAAGGCCACGAAGATGCCCCGATTTTGGCGTGGGACGTGTGCCGCGGAACGGTCGCGGTGAATGAGGCTGGACTGACCTACGCCTCGTCCGACACGGAGGGAGACCCCGCAGCCTTCCTGCTCGCCGCTCAGAGCTATCCCGACGGCACCGTGGTGTTTTGGCACAACTCGCAGGCATGCTTCGACCGTGGGTTGCCCGTTGTGCAGGGCTGCTGGAATCTGCGGGATGAATACAAGCAGAACCAGCGCATGCTCGTTCTGTTGGCCGCCGACCACCAGCTTCCGAAGCCGCTGGCCCGCGACGTGGTGGTGATCGACGAGCCACTGCCCGACCAGGACCGGCTGCGCGAGATCGCCGTCGAGACTGCTGGTGAGCTGGACAAGGCGACCTTAGAGCGGGTGGTGCAAGCCCTCCGTGGCTTGTCAGCGTTCTCCGCCGAGCAAGAGCTGGCAATGGCCCTGACGAAAGAAGGAGTGGACATCGCCCAGTTGTGGCAGGGCAAGCGGAAGGCCATCGAGCGCCGGGGCCTGACCTTCGACGAGGGCAGCGAGACGTTCGACGACATTCGCGGGTTGAGCAACGCAAAGGATTTTGGCGAGGCTTTGTTTACCGGGCCCCATCCGCCGGCGGTGGTGGTGCGGGTCGAAGAGCTTGAAAAGTCGATGGCTGGCTCGCAGGGAGACTTGAGCGGAACGAGCCAAGACGCTCTTCAGGTGTTTCTCTCCGCGATGGAAGACAACGGTTGGGCGGGGCAGATTGCCTTCGGCCCTCCCGGTACGGGCAAGAGCCTCTACAGCAAGGCGCTGGCCAACACCTTTGATCGGTTGCCGCTGGTGTTCGACATTAACGCTACGAAAGAGGGGTTGGTGGGCAGCAGCGAGGCCAACGTTCGTAATGTGGTAAAGACCCTGATCGCCATTGGCGGCCGCGAGGTGTTCTTTGTGGCGAGCATGAACAAGATGAACGTGCCGCCGGAGTTGGTCCGCCGCTTCCGCTACGGAGTGTGGATGTTCGATATGCCCGACGACGAGGAGCGGGCAGCGATGTGGGAATTGCATCGGGGCAAGTTCGAGATCGACGCCAAGGACAAGCAGCCGGACGATACGGACTGGAGTGGGTCGGACATCCGCAACATATGCGAGATGGCTTGGAAGATGGGCCGCTCGCTCAAGGACGTGTTGCAGTTCGCCTCCAGCAACGGCAAGGCGAACCCAGAGGTCGTGAAGGCCGCGAGGGATGCAGCTGAGGGCAAGTATATCAGCGCCAGCAAACCGGGCGTCTATCGTCGGCAGCAGGCTGGATCGAAACGGAGGATCAGCATATAATGGGGTGGTGAGCCCGAGTGGTGACCGGCGGTTCGACTCCGCCGCGGGCTCCTGACTGAGAGCACAACGCTCAAGGCATAAGCAAGGGAGACCAGAAAATGGTGCGCGCAAGATTGAGTTTGGACGAGATCAAAGAGGAAGTGGCGGCCGCGACCCCGGCATCGGAAGTGTCGGTGCGGGATGCCAAGGCTATTATGGATCAGGTGGTGGTTCTTGATCTTGTGTTTCATCGGCCGGGTATCTACCGCAAGGCCGACGTGGGGAAGGTAGAGACCGTGGCGGACAAGACCATGCTGAGGCTAAATAAGGATATTGTCAACCGCAAGGAGTATGGGGAGGCCGTGGCGGTGGCCGGCGAGCTTCGCCGCTGGTTGCTGGCCCGCTGCCTGCCGAGCCCGCTCCGCCGCGGGACCTACCTCGTTCCGATCAGCATGGTGGGCGACATCAGCGACAAGATCGAAGCGGCCGAGGTCAAGTACCTCAGCAGGTTTGAAGCCTTTTTCCAGGCCTATCCGAAGCTGGTCGAGAATGCGAAAGAGCAGCTCAAGGATCAGTTCGATGCCGGCAATTATCCCAGTGTCCGTGCCTTACGGTCTGCGGTGTGGGTCGAGCGGCGGTTCTTGGACTTTGGCGTGCCGTCGGAGGCTAAGATCGGCAAGGCCCTGTGGGAGAGCGAGAAGAAGAAGGCTGAGGAGACCTGGACGAATGCCGCCTACGACATACAGGAGGCCTTGCGGGACGCCTTCCGCAGCTTGGTCGGGCATCTGGCCGAGCGGTTGGAGCCGACGCCGGACGGCGAGAAGAAGGTTTTCAAGGATACGGCCGTTGAGAAGCTGCTTGAGTTCATCGATCTGTTCAAAGCAAGGAACATCGCCGGCGATGCTGAGCTGGAGGGATTGGTGATTCGGGCCCGCGACGTGCTCAAGGGGAAGAAGCCTGACAAGCTGCGGACGAGTTCAGTGGCTCGGGGCGAGGTGGCTGGTGAGATGGCCCGCGTGCAAGCGGCCCTTGACAAGCTGCTGGAGAAGGCCCCGAAACGGAGAATCGTGTTCGAGGATTAGCGGCATGGTCTCCGCCGCGTCGCCATAGCGGCCAGCCCGGCTCGTGGTCGGGCGAGGCGTAGCAGGGGGTCGCGTCCCTGCCGGCGATTTACGTTCTATCTTTCACAAAGGAGACCAGATAATGACTATCGCGCAGAAGGTGCGGGAGAGAATCAAGCGGCTATTCCTCGGGTACGATCCCGAGTGGGAGGGGGCCGTGGCGGGCTACGCCGTCAACTATCTCGGCAAGCACGCGTGGCGGGTGGGCAGGGAGATGGACCTGGACGACCTGCTCCAGGAGGCCTACATCAAGTTTCTGGAGCTTCAGGAGCGGTATGAGTATGAGACGCCGGCCCACTTTATGGCAGTCTGGAAGTCGGCGCTGCATAATTGGATTATCAACCTGGCCAAGCTGCGGACGCGTAGGCGGGAGCAGCCGCTGGGCAAGTTGGAGGTCGTCGACCGCAATCCTGGAATTGATTGGCATCTGCACGTGCTGGAGGCGCCACCAGCGGTCCGCGTATTGTTGCGGGCCGTCGATGGGCGGCAGCGGAAGCTGCCGATGAGGAAAGCGGTTGGCCATCGGGAGACCACCAACCAATATCTGTGTCGGCTGGCCGGCGTGCCTGACACGACGCCGCTGCGTCGGATGTTTAAGTTGTGGTTGAAATGTTCCCGCTAACTTGTATATTGGGATTGGCGGAGGATCGAGTATAATAGAGGGATTGAGTTAAGGAGCTTCGGGATGCGAGTCAAGGAAATCTTTGCCTCCCTGCAAGGGGAAGGCCCTGACGTAGGCACTCCGGCCGTATTCATCCGGTTGGCCGGCTGCAATCTCTCCTGTTCGTGGTGCGACACCGACCACACCACTGATGCCAAAGAGATGTGCGAGGCGGACATTATGTATGCCGTCGAGCAGATCATCCCACCCAATCGCTTCGTGGTCATCACCGGAGGTGAGCCCTTCACGCAGCCCTTGTCTTTGCTGGTCAAGATTCTGTTTGCTCAGAAGTGCGCGGTGCAGATCGAAACCAACGGCACACTTTGGCAGCCCGAGATTGAGTGGGCAATTCCAAAGTTCGTTTCGATCGTCTGCTCGCCGAAGCCGAGTCACGCCGTTCGTTTCGGCATCGTCAAGAATGCCAGCGCTTTTAAGTTTGTTGTTGGGGCCGAAGATCGGCAGGAGTGCTATACTGGACCTATCCCGACTTTCGTTCAGCCTCGTGATGACCACGACGATGAGAAGAACAAGGCCAACCTGAGGACATGCATCGACTTGTGTATGCGTCGCGGGTGGCGCCTCAGCCTACAAACTCAGAAGATCATAGGGGTGCAATGATGGCACGGATCGGATTCAAGACGACCTTCGACATGGCCCACCGCTTGCCCGAGCACGAAGGCAAGTGCCATAACCTCCACGGCCACACCTATGGGATTGAGATTGTGCTGTGGGGGAACGCTGAGGACCATGGCATGGTGATGGACTTCTACGAAGTCAAATGCCTGATCGCGGGAGTACTGGCGGAGTGGGATCACGCCGTTGCGTTATGCTCTTGTGATCCACTACTGCAAATACTGCGAGATAGCAACTTGGATATTTGTATAGTGGAGATGAAGGACGAACCTACGGTCGAGAACATGATCGAGCAGATTGCGACCGAGATTCGTCAACGTTTGGTAGGTCTGCCCATGGGCATGGTGTCCATGCGGCTTTTTGAAACGCCCACCTGTTGGGCAGAGCTTTGAAAGGGATCGAGCTATGGCGAGTGCATTGAAAGCATTGGTGAAGTTGACTGGCTGCAAGCCGGAGGACGGCGAGGAGCGGCAGGCGTATCTGGAGCGGCTGGTCAAGGCCGTACTGAAGGCGCCGGAGGACGACTGGGCGACGCTGCCCGAAGCGGATCAGGATTGGACCAACGAGGCCGTCTTGGCGATCAAGGCCAAGAAGGCGATCGTCGACCCCGATGCCGCCGACGAGGACGAGGAGGAAGAGGCGCCCAAGGCCAAGAAGCCGAAGAAGGCCAAGGCCGCCGACGATGAGGACGAAGAGGAAGAGGACGAGGAAGAGGCGCCCAAGGCCAAGAAGCCGAAGAAGGCCAAGGCCGCCGACGATGAGGACGAAGACGAGGACGAGGAGGAAGAGGCGCCCAAGGCCAAGAAGCCGAAGAAGGCCAAGGCCGCCGACGATGAGGACGAAGACGAGGAAGAGGCGCCCAAGGCGAAGAAGAAGGGCGACACCCCGTTCGAGAAGAAGGCGCCGGGCACCGGCATTGTCGAGAACTTGCGGGAAGCGTACCTCGACGCCTTCCTCGCCGCTCCGGACAAGAGCCCCAAGGCTTTGACCGACAAGGTCTTGGCCAAGCTGGAGAAGAAGGGGATTGTTCCGGGCAAGGGCACAATTGGGGTGCAGCTGGCGGCGATCAAGAGCACTCTGGCCTCGCTGCAGAAGCGCGGCGCGTTGAAGGGCTAGCGGTGGCGTTTGGGCGGGTGAGGAGTTTGCGGGGTAGGCCCCGGCTCCTCACCCACCTTTCTTTTTGTGGGGAAAGAGCTGATTTGTATATCTAGTCAAGGAGGGTTTAACCATGACCAAAGCCATTGTGTTATTGTCTGGCGGGCAGGATTCGACGACCTGCTTGTATGCTGCAATTCGGCGGTGGGGGAAAGCGGAAGTCAAGGCGCTGTCGATCTTCTATGGGCAGAAGCATTGCTGCGAGATCGAAGCGTCGTGGAAGGTGGCGGAGATGGCCGACGTTGAGCGGGAGTTGTTGCTGCTGCCCGATGGCGTACTTCAATCCTCCAGTCCGTTGGTGAATAAGAGCGTCGATGTCGTCCAGTACGCCTCGGCGGAGGTCTTGCCGGGAGGGATCGAAGCCACCTTCATTCCTATGCGTAATCTTTTGTTCCTGACCCTGGCCGCCAACCGCGCTTATCATCATGGCGCCAGGATTTTGGTGGTAGGGGTGAGTCAGGAAGACTTTGGTGGTTATCCCGATTGTCGGGAGCAGTTTCTCATCTCAGCCAACAAGACGATTCATCACGCTGCTGGGGAATCGGAGTTAGCTATTTGGGCTCCGGTACTCTTCCTCAGCAAGAAGAAGACAGTTGAGTTGGCTGCTGCGTTGCCGGAGTGCATGGAAGCTCTGGCCTATAGCCATACCTGCTATAACGGCGTCTTCCCGCCCTGCGGTCATTGTCATGCCTGTTTGCTGCGGGCCAAGGGATTTGCCGAGGCCGGTATTGTCGATCCGTTGGTGGCGAGGGCCAAGGGTTTGTAGGATTCTTTGTTTAAGGAGGGACGATCTATGCTGGTTCTGTCGCGTCATCGGGGTGAGGCGATCGTGATTGGAGACGATGTTACTATCACGATCGTCGAGATTCGTGGGGATAAGGTACGCCTCGGAGTCGAGGCGCCGAAAGAAGTTTCTGTTCATCGGCAGGAAGTCTACGCTGCCATTCATCGGGAGAGAAGCGATGCTGGACCTAACGATACGGCGGACTCAGGAAAAGCTGCGAGCGCTAGGCAGAGCAATTCTGGCGACGCCCCTCCCCTTGCCCGTGGTGGTGCATGGGGTGCCCCGTGGCGGGACGATCGTGGCCATGCTGCTCAGTAGCTTGTTCCCTGAGCGGATTGAAGCGGCAGATGATCCTGAGTTGGCAGCCGTCATTGTCGATGATATTGTCGACTCTGGTCGCACGCAAGAGGTCTGGCGGCAGCGGTATCCCGACAAGCCCTTCTTCTCCCTGCATCTTAAAGATGATCCGTCGCAGTGGGTCGTCTTCCCCTGGGAGAAGCAAGAGGGCTGCGACGGGTCGTTATCATCTGGCATGGACATTGCCACCCGGCTGCTGGAGTATATCGGCGAGGACCCAAAGCGGGAAGGGCTGCTCAAGACGCCGGAGCGCTTCGCTAAGGCGTGGCAGCATTGGACTTCTGGCTACAAGCAAGACCCCGCCGAGATACTCCACAGCTTCGCGGACGGGGCGGAGAAGTATGACGAGATGATTTTGCTGCGGGACGTGCCGTTATGGTCCTTTTGTGAGCATCACCTAGCGCCCTTCTTCGGCGTCGCGCACGTTGCCTATGTCCCCAACGATCGGATTGTGGGGCTGAGCAAGGTCAGTCGTCTTGTCTCCATCTACTCCCATCGTTTGCAAGTGCAGGAGCGCTTGACCAATCAGGTGGCCGACGCCCTACAGAACGGCTTGGAGCCAAAGGGCGTGGCGGTGCTGATTGAGTGCCGCCACACGTGCATGGAGAGCCGCGGCATTCATCAGGCGGGCATTACCACTTCTACCTGCGCTTTGCGAGGAGTCTTCAAGGATGACGCAAAGGCCCGCGAGGAGTTCTTGTCTGGAGCACGAGGAAAATGAAGACACGAGAGCGTTTGGACAAGCTGTTTTGTACGATGATGCTTGATAGTGGGGCGGTCTCGGTCTGGACAAAAGGCCTGACGGTCGATCTGACCGAGTATTGCAACTACATCGAGCAGGTCGAGGATATTTTGCAGACCTACGTGAACCTCGACGTAATTCCAAGCAGTCGAACCGACCCGATGATTGTGGAGGAGGCCGCTAAGGGTAGCTGGAAGAACTATCAGCGAATGGTTCGATCTGGCTTCAGTCCGATGCCGGTGTTTCATTACTCCGAGCGTGTCTATTGGCTGGACAAGATTTTGGATAGTGGTATCGACTATCTGGGGGTCGGCGGCCTTCTGCGGGTCAGCAACGAGCAGCTTATTCGATGGCTCGATTCCGTTTTCTCCCATATTTTTCATCGTAGGGGGGAGATGGTCAAGGTGCATGGGTTTGCTGTGACTCGGTTTGGTCTGATGACACGCTACCCATGGTTCTCCTGCGACAGCACGAGCGCGTTTGGGAATGCCGGTAGGGGTGGCATCCTCATTCCTCAGATGCGCGATGGGGAGTACTGCTACACGGTGGCTCCGAGACGGATCTATGTTTCTGAGCGGGCGCATGGCGGCGAAATGTATGGTAAGCTCCGTGATCGGTGGTTGAAGTCGTTGGGTATCGGAGCCGAGAATCGAAAGTACATCCTCGACTTTGTCGAGGCTACTGGGCTGGAGAGCTGTTTCAGTATGCCGCCTAGGACCGACGTCAAACGCAAGTCTGGGGTAGACAAGTGTTCTGCTAGGACTTTTCGTTTGTTGGTCAACTCGTATATCAACATCCGATTCTGCGTCGAGTATCAAATAAAACCGTTCGTAATTCCTACAAATCTGTTTGAGGATGGGGGTGTGATTACGGTCCCGTGGCGCAGGTTACAGGTGTTTGATGGCTCGTGGCTTTCCGACTTGTGGACCGTAAAGCATTACATGGACCCAAAGATATTCTGCTACCCACAATACAAGTTGGTGTCGTTCGCGGATCGTTCTTTGGGCGGTCCTGACAGACTAAGGAGTTTCCAGTATGTATAGAGAAGAGTTGTTATCCGCCTTACGTCGTGTGCAACCAGCCCTTGCTGGGGCTAGTTCTCTAATCCCGGTTTTGACCCACCTATGCTTCTGTGATGGGCAGGTCAGCGCCTACAATGATTCTGTTGCTCTTCGATGCGATTGTGATCTGGAGTTGGAAGGAGCGGTTCCAGGTGCTCAGCTTCTGGCCGTCCTCTCTTCATCTTCGGCTGCTGATGTAGAGTGTCAGCAGGATGATGGTCAGGCGCTGTTCAAGCTGGGGCGATCTAAGCTCAAGTTGGCGGTATTGCCGACTAGTGACTTTGTGTTTGTTCCTCCGAAGATTAGAGGTATCGAGCTTGACTTGGATGTGAAGCTGCGAGAGGCGGTCAAGATCGTTTCTCGGTCTGCCACCCTGAATCTAATGCACCCGACGCTGAGCGGGATCACCCTTGTTTTTGGAGAAAAGAAACTAACCCTGTTTGGGACGGACAACGTTAGTGTGGCTCGGGTGGTGGAAAACCATAGGGTGTCGAAGCTCTCTGGAAAGAGCTTCGTTCTGCCGCCTCGGTTCTATGAGCTGCTGTTGGGCATTGGAGCCAATACTAAGATTGTGTTCACCACGGGAGGTGATGTGATTGGCGTGTCTGATGAGGCGCAACTGTTCGGTAAGTTGATAGGCGATCCCGAACCCGACCGCTACGAGAAGATGATCTTGTCATCTAAGCTCGACGAAATACCCAAGGCCGACGTACCGGCGTCGTTGGCTCGCTGCCTGCAACGATCCTTGATCGCTTCGCAGAAGGAAGACGTCGAGTTCTCTTATGCTGATGGTCGGCTGAATCTGCTAGCCAAGGATCAGGGGATTGAGATTCGCGATTCGGTCAAAATCGACTTGGGCGAGGAGCCAATCAAAGTCTACACCTGCGCAGAGTATGTGCTCCGCTATCTCGATGTCGCCAAGCGGATTGGGATTAGCGATCGTTGTATTGTGTTGGAGGGAGACAATTTCCAAGTTCTGGTGGGTGTCAAAGCGGAGGGTTAAATTATGTCTAGGGCTTCGACTAGTATTGTACGGGACGCAATTGCTTTTTTGGAGCGGTATCCAAGCGTGGACAAGAAACGGTTTAGCCGGGTGGTTGGTGTGTCCAACACTGCTCTGGTCAAGAACGGTTATTGGCCAAAACTGAAAGAGATCGCGGAAACCGCTGGTTTTCGGGGTAAGGTGACGCGGTCTTACTTCGACGACTTTAATATTCTTCGAGATCGTCCGAAGCTGATGGCGGCAGTAGCTCAGGCCGCTTTCAATAACGGTTTGTCGGTTGAGCAGCGTAGGGAGTTGGTTCGTATGTTCTCTTCGGTTCGTGGGATTATGTAGGGGTGTGGTCATGGACGAGTCTGTAATCAAGGCTAGGGTGATCGCCCGGCAAAGGGCCAAGGAGCTGGTCGACCTGATTCGGTCTGAGGCAGCCGAGCATATCGACGAGCCTTCAGCGGACGCGTTCTGGGAAGTGATCCGCGACGCCTGCCCGCTTCTGCCGCGGAAGAAGAGTCGGGCGGACCTTGGCCCGATGACCGACCAGGAGGCCAGGCAGTTCGGCAATCAGCCCATGCTGTTCGGAAAGTGTGTCGGGAAGCGGCTGGATGAGATCGAACTAGACTATCTCGATTGGCTGGCGGATCAGCCCTTTCACAAGAACCTGCGCCGGTATCTGGCCAGCCGCCGCATCCAGGCCGAGGATTAAGCATGAGTGATGTCGGATTCTTCACCCGCACTGAGAAGAAGGCGGTCAAGAAGCGGGTTGGCTTCGGGCCGCGAAAGGCTAACCCTCGTTCTGCTCCGGTTGAGATCGACTACTCCTCCATCCAGGAGCGAGGCTGCGACGGATGCTCGTTGTTGACCGACGAGGTGCTTAGCCCTGGGATGAAGCCGACCGGTGAGAAGCATCCTATCATCTACGTGTTGGGCGAGGCGCCTGGAGCCGATGAGGACAAGAAGGCCGAGCAGTTTGTTGGTAGGTCCGGCCGGCTGCTACGCTCCATTCTGAAAGAGGTCGGGCTGGATTCTTTGCGGTGGGACAACTGCTGCCGCTGCCGCCCGCCGGACAACCGGACGCCGGAACGGGTCGAGTTCGAGCGATGCCGCAGGCGGGTCGTCCGCAGCATCGAGCGGGCTAGGCCGCAGGTGATTCTGGCTGTCGGCGGGACTGCCCTGCTGTGGGCGACCGGGGAATCCTCGATCACCAAGTGGCGGGGCAAGCTGATGCCCGTCAAGGCGGGGGAGCATGTCTGCTGGCTGTACCCGATCCTCCACCCGTCGTTCGTCCAGCGGTCGAGCAATTACGCTGACGAGGATTGGAACCTAGTCTTCAAATGCGATTTAAGGGGGTTGGCTTCGCGTATAACGCGAGGCTTGGGCGATCCTACCCTAGAACCCCTCGACGGCCTGGATCGCGGTATACGCTACGCCAGGGATTCTAGCGGGCTAACTCGTTTGGGGAGGCAGCTAGCGGCTTGGGTTGCCGAAAGAGCAATCATTGCTTTCGACATAGAAACCAAGGCCCTCCGGCCGTATATGCTGCCCCCCGTCAACGGCTGGCTGTCAATAGCCTTCTCCGACGGCCGGATCACGTGGGCCTTGCCGATCTGCCACAAGGACGCCAGATGGTCTCCCGATGATTGGCATCGGGCCAAAGACCTAGTGTTGCAATTCCTCCGTTCAAAATGTGTTAAGGTCGCCCATAGCCTTCCGTTCGAGCTGGAGTGGATGACACAAATATATGGGCATAACCCGCGATGGCGGCGGACCGGATGGGGCGATACGATGTCGCAGGCTTACGTTCTGGATGAGCGGCGGGGCGGCCTCAGCCTCGACGACTGCTGTCTGCACCGATTCGGATTCCGGCTGAAAAGCCAAAGCAACGTGGATCGGTCTCGGCTGGCGGAGGAAGGCATCGACCGGCTACTGAAGTATAATGCGCTGGACGCAAAGTATGAGGCGAAGTTGTATCATGTCCAGGCGGAAGAGATTGAGCAGGAGGGATTACAGGAGGCATACAAACTACACCTCCGTCGATGTTTGACGCTGGTCAGGGCGCAGCAGAAGGGCCTGGTGGTGGACTTTGACGCGGTGGCCAAGTTTCAGAAGAAGATGCAGCGGAAGATCGATCAATGTTTGTTGGAGATTGCCGACAGCCGCGAGGCGAGGCTGTACGAGAAGAAGATCGGCAAGCCGCTGGAACCGACTTCTAACCCGCAGCTAGTCGTTCTGTTCCGCGACCTACTCGACCGGCGGGAGGGGCAGCGGAAGAAGAACAAGACCGGATACAGCGTCGATGACTCCGCTTTGGAGAAGATGGACCTGCCGATCGCGTCCGCGGTTTTGCGGCTGCGATCTTACTCCAAGATGAAATCTACCTACATCGATCCTTGCGCCCCGGTCGGAGGCGTAGTGTATGCGGACGGGCGGCTGCACACGAAGTTCAACGATCTATTCACCGTGACTGGCCGGTTGAGTAGCCAAGACCCAAACGTACAGAACTTCCCCATGCGGGAGGATGCGTGGGTGCGAGCTATTGTGACGGCGCCGAAGACCCATCCGATAACCGGGGCTAGTTGCAAGCATGTTTTATTGTCTTGCGACTACGGGCAGATCGAGCCACGGGTGATCGCAATGGAGTCGCGGGATAAGCGGCTGGTCAGGTCGTTCGTCGACCGCCACGACATTCATGGCGACTGGGCGGAACGGATTGCTAAGGCGGACCTGAGGGCATATCGGGAGTATGGAAACGACTTGAAGAAGCTGCGGCAGGACGTGAAGAGCAATTGGGTGTTGGCCGGCTTCTACGGGGCGGCTTGGGAAAGCATCGCGGCCCGTTTGAAGCTGTCTCGAAAATGCGAGGATTTGTTTGAGGAGTTCAAGGGCGCGTTCCCTGGTGTCTGGAAGTGGCAGGAGAAGCAGCTGGCCGACTATCAGCATGACGGCTATGTGACCGGGCTGACAGGGCGGAGGCGGCGGGCTCCGTTGAGCACCAACCAGCTACTCAACAACATCACGCAGGGAGTGGCCAGCGACTTGGTGGTCGAGGCGATGAACCGCCTGTCGGTGCGGGCGGAGAAGGAGGAGGAGCCGGCGTTCCAGGCCGTGATCGATCTGCACGATGACCTAGAGTTTTATATTCCAAAGGATCGCTTGGAGGGGCTGCAAGAGGAGATCGTCCGCGAAATGCTGACTCCGGCCTTCGATTGGGTCAATGTGCCGATGAGTGTGGAAGTGAAGATAGGCGAGAACTGGGCCGACATGCGGCCTGTGGGAACCTTCTTTTCGGATGAGTTATGAGCGATCTTCATCGTAAATATCGGCCGACGACCTGGGATGAGGTGCTTGGTCAAGCTCCGGTGGTCAAGGGATTGTGCGCCGTGCTGAAGAAGAAGACGGCACACGCCTTTCTGCTGACCGGCCCGAGTGGAGTCGGCAAGACGACGTTAGCTCGTATCCTCGCAGGAGAGGTCGGATGCGAGCCGCAGAATCTCCTGGAGGTCGACGCGGCCACACATACCGGAATCGACGCCATGCGGCAGATCGCTGACGGGACCGCCTATAAGGGATTCGGAGAGTCGACGGCCAAGGTGATCGTGATCGATGAGGCCCACGCCCTGAGCAAGCAGGCTTGGCAGAGTTTGTTGAAGTCGGTCGAGGAGCCGCCCCCGCACGTGTATTGGGTGTTCTGTACGACTGAGCCGGGAAAGATACCGAAGACGATTGAGACTCGCTGCACCTCTTTCGGTTTGCAGCCGGTCTGCGTCGATCTGCTGATTGAGCTGCTGGAGAAGGTGCGGGAGGCGGAGGACTACCAGACGCCGGACGAAGTTCTGGCGGTGGTCGCCCGGCAGTCGTTCGGGTCGCCGCGACGAGCCTTGACCTATCTGGCTCAGTGCTATGGATGCAAGACTGCGAAGGAGGCTCTACCGCTACTTCAGAAAGCGGACGAGGAAGGCGACGCAATTGTGCTGGCCCGCGCTCTGGTCAAGGGCCTGACTTGGGCGAAGGCGATCAAGCTGCTGGAGCCGTTGCGCGAGCAGAACCCCGAAAGTATACGGCTGGTGACTCTGGCTTACCTGACGACTGCGGCGTTTGGAGCCAGTAGCGACAAGGTTGCCGGCCGCGTGTTGGAAATGATCGACGCGTTCAGCGAGCCCTACAATTCGTCGGAGGGCTTCGCTCCGCTGCTTCTGAGTCTGGGTCGGATAATCTTTGGGTGATTTGTATATCTAATTGGAGGATTTAGCGATGATGGACTACGGCAAAGAACTTCGGATTGACCGCGACGCCCTTGACGAGGCGCTAATCCGACAGCCGCAGTTGTTTCTGGCGGTGGCAGAGGACTACGCCGAGGCCATGTCCTTTCGCGACCAGCTCAAGGAGGCGGTCGATGCCGTTCGTGCCAGCCGAGAGCTTACCATCCGTCGCGACCTGGCCGATGAGGGAGAGAAGGTGACGGAGGCGGCCGTCAAGGCGAAGATTGAAGTCGACAAGGCCTATCGCCGATCCATCGACGCATATCTGGTGGCCAAAGAGAAGGCCGACAAGCTGTTAGCGGTGAAAGAAGCTTTTTCTCAGCGGGCGTTCGTGCTCAAGGATTTGTGTGGGCTTTACGTCGCAGGCTACTTCTCGGCGACGGCCGTCAAGGGTGCAGATGCCAGAGACGTTGGGCAGGAGAAGTATCAGCAGCGGCGGAAGGAAATGGCGAAGCAGCGGAGGGAGAGGCTATGAGTTTCAATATTGCAACTATCGCTATCGTGCTGTTCGTTCCTATACTGCTTTATGCTTTGGTCTGGGTTGTTGCTAGGGCATTCTACGCCGGTAAGCTGTCTGCTATCCGGCGGTCATTCCACCGGAGGAGAAAATGAAAAAGAGAACGCGATTTGAGTACAAGCAGCGCGACCCAAAGGCCGCGCAGAAACGGGCCAATCAGAGCGGAGGACTGTACGACTCCCCTTTCAAGTCGGACTTTACATCGTGGAAGCCAAAGGAAGGCGAGAACCGCATCCGCTTCCTGCCGCCGACCTGGGAGGACGCCGAGCACTACGGACTCGACGTTTACGTCCACTACGGCATCGGCAGCGATGACCAGGCGTATCTCTGCGCCGCCAAGATGAAGGGCGAGGCCTGCCCGATCTGCGACGAGCGGAAGCGGGCGCAGAAGGACGGCGACGACCAGTACGCGAAAGACCTGGCGCCGGTCAAGCGGGTGCTAGTGTGGGTGATCGACCGCAACGATGAGGACGCCGGCCCACAGCTATGGTCGATGGCCTGGAGCATCGACGCTGAGATTGCTTCTTTGTCTATCGACAAGCGGAGCGGCGAAACGTTGTTCATCGACAATCCCGAGGATGGCTATGATATTGAGATCAGCCGCAAGGGAACGAAGCTGAGGACGAAATACAGCGGCACGAAAATCGACCGCAAGCCTTCGCCGCTGGCCGACGACCAGGACACGGCCGATGAATGGCTGAAGATGGTTCAGGAGAACCCGCTGACCGACGTGCTGGTCTACTTTGATCCCGAGCATATCGCCGCGGTGGCCGCCGGGCGGAAGGCCAAGGACGAAGACGAAGATGAGGACGACGATGAGGAAGAAGATGGCGGCAGATTCAAGGGTAAGTCGCGCGAGGCGGCCGCCGACGCTAGGAAGAAGCGGCGTTCCGACGATGATGACGAAGACGAAGATGAGGACGACGATGAGGAACCCCGCAAGAAGTCGAAGGCCAAGCGGCGGCCGGAGCCAGAAGAAGACGACGAGGAGGACGACGAAGACGATGAGCCACGCCCTACTCGACGGGAAAAGGTGACTACGAAGAAGAAGACAATATCCCGTTCTGACGACGATGAGGACGAAGACGACGAGGAAGAGTACGACTGCCCGGCATGCGAGGACACCGGCCGGAGCAGCAAAGGCGGCTTCTGCGTATGCAAGCGCGGAAAGAAGATGAAGCTGCGGGCCGCGGACAAGATTGTGAAGCTGCGGGCCGAGGAAGACGACGATGAAGACGAGGACGATTGACACTAAGGTGCTTGAATGGATCGCGAACGATTATCACTGAGCGACGACTCCTTAGCACCGCGGCCGAAGCGGAAGAGTGGTGGGGCGTACTTTGCTCCGCCCTCCTCCGTTAGGTTGTTTTCTTCTGGCTGCCAGCTTCTCGACTGCGCTCTTGGCGGAGGCTGGCCAGAGGGGAAGATCGTCAATATCGTGGGCGACAAATGCCTCTCTGGTGATACGATTGTGTCCGTTCAGCGTGGGGTTAGCCCAAAGAAGATGACGCTTCGAACGCTATTCAATCGATTTACTGGGAATCACCCAAACCGTAATGCTAACGCTCTAACGTATTTGGTGGCTGATGTTGGAGGATATGTAGGATTAACTCAGGTATCGGCAGTTAGTCGTTCATGCCGTAAGCGATTGTATGCGATAAGCGATGATCGGGGTAACAGCCTCAAGGCTTCAGAAGATCATTTGTTTCACACCGATGGCGGGTGGGGTTGTTTGGCGGATGGAATGTTGCGGGTGGGAACCCCCGTGAGAAGCTGGCGAAGCGCTCGTGGGGTGGAAGTCTCGCGATATAAGGAGCATTATGTAACCCATGCTGAAGAAATGCCGGCCAATACTAAGGCGATTGAGTTATCGAAAATAGTGTCCATTCAGTCGGTAGACTCCGAGATTACCTATGACGTTACCGTCGAGGAGAAGCACCACAATTTTATAGCTAGTGGGTTTGTGGTGCATAATAGTACTGGGAAGACGCTGCTGGCAATCGAAGCTAGCGCCAACTTCGCCAAGCTGTATCGTGACAGCAAAATCTTCTATCGCGAAACCGAGGCGGCCTTTGATAGCGCTTATGCGGAGAGCCTCGGCTTGCCTGTTGGGCAGGTGAAGATGAAGAGGACTTTGCATACTGTGGAGGATGTGTTCGAGGATATAACGTCCCTGCTCGACAAGTACGGCGACCGCCCTTCGCTTTATATTCTCGACAGCCTAGACGCAGTTTCGGATCGGGCGGAGCAGGCCCGCGGGATCGACGAGAGCACCTATGGGGGAAACAAGCCGAAGCAAATGGGCCAGCTGTTCCGCCGCCTGACGCGGAAGATGGATAAGGCGAAGATGACTTTGTGTATTGTGTCTCAGGTGCGAGACAATATTGGGGTGGCGTTCGGGGAAAAGCATACTCGGACTGGGGGACGCGCCCTGGACTTTTACGCCTCACAGATCGTATGGCTCGCCCACATGAAGCAGCTGAAGCGGACGATCAACAAGGTGGAGCGGGTTGTTGGGGTGCAGATACGGGCTAAAGTGAAAAAGAACAAGATCGGTCCGCCGTTCCGCGAGGCGGACTTCCCTATTCTGTTCAGCTACGGAATCGACGACGTGGCGGCGGCCTGTGACTGGCTGAAGACATTGGGGAGGGGAGGGCCGAAGGCGTTCGTGGATAGTGGCTTCGGAGACTGGAAAGAGTATGGTCGCTGGCTGCAGGACCTGGCCGACGAGGAGTACGCGCTTGAGCGTCGACGGCTGGCGAGGGCCGTCAAGGTGGAGTGGGCCAGGGTGGAAGCAACCTTCGCTCCGACCAGGAGGAAGTACTAATGGGCGGTAAGGCATCCAAGGCGAAGGGAAGCGGCTTCGAACGGGAGTTATGCCGCAAGCTGTCCCTATGGGTTAGCGGGGGCAAGAGCAAAGATTTGTTCTGGCGGTCGAGCCAGAGCGGAGGGCGGGCGACAACGTTACGGAAGAAGGGCGGCGAGTTGAACCATCAGGCGGGCGACCTTGCTGCCATCCATCCCGACGGCTTCGCGTTCGCGGATACGTTCTTTGTCGAGGCAAAGAGCTACAAACGGCTTGATCTTGACTTGCTTGTTTATGGAAGAGGCAAGCTGGTAGCGATGTGGAAGAAGTGCTGTAAGCAAGGATGGAAATGCAAAAAGATGCCTTTGATGATTGTGAAAGAGAATGCGAGGCGGGCATTGGTGTTTCTGCCTTTACTGTCCGGTTGCTTCGGCCCGGTATTATTAGCCTCGTTTCCGAACGTAGGCTTCTGGACAGCCTATCTGGACAACTTGCTCAGACTCGATCCCGAAGACTTCATTCACGGAGGGAAGAATGCTAACTCTACTTACTTCGGATCTGCACCTGACCGACCGGCCAAACGACGCCTATCGTTGGGACTTCTTGAGTAAGTGGTTGTGGGGCATCCGCTTCGACTCTCTGGTGATTCTTGGCGACTTGACCGAGGAGAAGGATTGTCACTCCAGCGTTCTCGTCAATCGGTTGGTGGCCGCCCTGACTGAGTTCGTCCGCGAGGGAATCTCGGTTCATTTGCTGATGGGCAACCACGACTATGCGGAGGCTTCCAGCCCGTTCTTTCGATTCTTGGCCCATCATCCGCGTTGCTATTACTACGCCAAGCCGCAGATAGTTGAGATTGGGAATTGTCGCTGGGCCTTCTTCCCGCACATGCGCGATCCTATTTTTGGCGATCCTCAACGGCTAAGAAGCGTTCGGGTCGATTTTGTTGGATGCCATCAGAAGTTCCGTGGGGCTACAAGCGAGTCTGGCCATAGCCTGTCTGGCTGTTCTACGTCGGACCTGGAGAAGTGTGGGAAAGTATGGGCTGGAGACATTCATGTCCCACAGAAGGTTGGCCCGGTAGAGTATGTTGGCGCGCCTTATCCGATCCGCTTCGGGGACGCGTTCAAGCCGCGGGTGGTGTTGATCGACGGGAAGCAGCACAAAGACTTGTATCCAATCAGCCCGCAGAAGCTAGTGCTGCGGATCAGCGATCCCGACGAGCTGGAGTATCAGCCTTTGTGGCAGCCTGGGGATCAGGTCAAGGTGGAGCTATCGCTGCGGCGATCGGAGTTCGACTGCTGGGAGAAGTATCAGCGGAAGATTCGGCGGATGTGTGAGCGCAACGATTTGCTGCTATGTGGGGTGTCCTTAGTGGAAGCCGGGAAGAAGCGGTTACGGCTTGACGGGCCGACGGCGAAGATTGGGACTCCACGGGAGCAGTTCGAGGCCTACTGCGAGCAGGCCGGTATCGACGACGCGGACGCGGCTGTGGGGAGGGAGTTGTTATGAAAAATGGTTGGACAGCGCATTTTGAATGGGATGCCGAGTCTGAGGAGCTTGAGTTGTTGGCTATGGAGAGGTGGGTAGAAGATCAGGTTGTTGCTTATGTGTTTGGGGCAGATTGGGAAATAATAGACAATGTCGGCGGAAAAGTACGCTGGATCTATCTTCCTCGTGGCCAAGCTAGTAGTATGTTTGATGCGATATTGGAAGTTGAGCATCATATACATATGGTGACATGATGCGATTACTCAAGATATGCTTGAAAGGCTTTCGCACCTTCCGTGAGCGGCAGGAGATTGAGTTACCACAGGAGCCCGGCTTGTATCTGATGCGTGGCATCAATGAAGTGGATGAGGCCCTGGAGGGCAACGACGTCGGGAAGTCCACGCTGTGGTCGGCCGTCTATTGGTGCTTGTTTGGAGTGACGGAGCGGGGATTGCGGGCCGGAAGTGTCGTGTCTTGGGGAGAGGAGCAGGCTTGGGTGGGCCTGGAGCTGGAGGTTGGCGGAAGGGTACGATGCGTGTGGCGGCAGCAGAATCCCAACGAGTTGCGGATCGATGGCGACTTGACGATTCAGGATCGGGTAGACGAGCTGATCGGCCGCAACGGGACGGAGTTCTTGCATTCTGTCTTGATCGGGCAGTTCTCTGAGTATTTCCTCGACTTGGGGCCGAGCGACAAGCTGGCCCTGTTTTCCGAGTCGTTGGGCCTCGACTATTGGGAGGAGCGGGCGGACAAAGCTAAGGCAGATGTGGACACCTACGCTGCGGCTGCCGCATTACTGACAAACCAGATCGAGCGGGAGAAGGGCAAGATCGAAGCCATGCGGCTGCATCGGAAGTCCGCGAGAGAGAATAGTGAGCGGTGGGAGGAGGAGAACGAGCAGCGCAGGCTTGGCCTGGAGACTGAGTATGCAAAGCTGCGCGAGAAGAAGCGGGGGTTGGTGTTTGTCTTGGAGGAGGCTGATAGACAGCAGGCTATATTGGAGGGCGAGTTGAAGTCTGCTAGATGGAAGGATGAGCGGTGTAAGTATTGTGGTAGTGTGATTAGTAGGGATCGGGAGCGATGGGAGACAAAGCAGCGCAAGGAGATTTACGCGGTTACGTCTGATATATCCGATGCCCGGGTTGAATTAGCTAAAATCAAGGCCAGTCTGCGGCAGATCCGCGAGCGGCTGGCGGAGGAGGACTCCAACCCCCATAAAGCCGCCCTGGAGGCGTTGCAATGCGATCTGACGCGATCCAAGGCGAGGAAGCGGTTTCTGGTCGCCAAGCGGGACCTCGCCGCCTCAAGCGAAGCTAGGGCGTTGTATTGGGTTAATGGGTTTCGAGACTTACGGCTATGGATAATGGATTCGACGTTGTCCGAGCTGGAGATGCATTGCAACAGTGGTTTGATTCAGCTCGGCCTGGAGCGGTGGCGGATTAGGCTGGACGTAGAGAGGGATAACAAGAGTGGAGGCGTGACCCGTGGGTTCAATGTGGCGATTAACTCCGGCGAATCCGGAGAGTATGCCCCGTGGAAGGGCTGGGGTGGTGGGGCTACGCAGCGGCTGAGGCTGGCCGCGCAGATGGGAATCGCTGGATTGATAAACAGCCGGAAAGAAGAGCAGCTCAATCTGGAAGTATGGGATGAGCCTACCCAGCACTTGTCTCCGCGAGGCGTCGACGATTTGCTACAGCACTTACAGGCGCGCAGCGAGGCGGAGCGGAAGGTAATAGTGCTGATCGATCATCGTTCTCTCGACTTCTCCTTCGACGGTGTAATTACTGTTACGAAGATTGCAAGCGGTTCCCGGTTGGCGTCGTCTTGATTCTTGGTTTGGTTTTGGGTTTTCTTTGGCGTAGGTTATAATAGGGTTTGGCGTAGGTTATAATAGGGTAATGGGAAACAGGCAATTGCAAATGGAGGTAAGTTCTCATGGTTCCGCGAATCCTACTGGCTCTTCTGATCGTTCTGACGTGCTGCGGCGTGGCCGCGGCCCAATGTTGCCAAGGCTGCTGCGGGGGGCAATCATGCCCGCTGGCTAGCCCGCTGACCGGTCCCGGAGATTTCCACGGCGGCCCGCCGCATCCCGACTTTCACGGCGGACCCGGCCCGCAGCCTTTTCACGGCGGCGGCTGGGATCATCCACACTGGGGTGGCTGGGGCGGTGGCTTCGTGCCTCCCTACATCAACCCACTGCCCTACGTGGTTCCGGTTATCGAGAATTGGGCCACGGCCCCCAGGTCAATTCTGAACCCCATGACCGGACAATACGCCGTGATGACGCCCGGCTACTGGCAGGCAACGCCCCCCGGTTCGTCCGTGCCGTACATCTGGACTTCGACCGCCATCTGGCCGCTGACGGGCAAGACGGCCGCCGCGAATCCGAACAATACGCAAGGCCCAGTGGTGAACTTCTTTCAGAAGCGAAAACCCATTCGGCGATTGATCGGCGGCCTCATCCACGGCGGCGAGGCGGTGATTCACAAGTTGACTCCGCATCCACCCATACCACAGCCGACGCCGGCCCTGCCGAAGCCCGCTTGGGTAATGCCCGATCGTAGTCCTTGGCCGAATCCATCGAGCTTAACACCGAAAGTCGGCGACACAGATTGGGGCAGCTACTTGAACGATTGGGCAAACACTCAATCCGTGGTCACTGCGACCGTTTCCGCGGAGGTGGCCGCCCCGCCCGTCGAGCGTAAACCCGCCCGGCGTTTTTCCATCGCATCTTCGGACGTCGATAGGAGATTCATCGTTGACCCAACCAAGAGGTGTACAGGAAAGGTGCCCCAACTGTGGTAAGTGTGGTGGATACCTCATCAAGCAAACACCCTCGCTGAAAACCGGCCGCATGCTTCACTGCGGCTGTCTGAAAAAACGGAGGTAAAATCATGCGTCGTTGTTTCTTTCTCGTTCTGCTGATGTGTCTGCTTTCGGCCTTTGCCCTGGCCGTGCCGGCGGCCGACCCGCCTAAAAAGTTACTCGACCTGATGGGCAAGATCGAGGTCGATAGGGCCGCGGTCACGGCCGCCGACCAGGCTATCAAGGCCGATCACGACTCACTGACCCGTGACCAGAAGGCCCGCCAAGCCGCTATCGACGCGATGGCCGCCGATCGGCAAGCGTTCCGCGCGTTATGGTCCGACCTGTACGGCGATGAGGATTTTCGGCTGAAGCCCACTCCGGACCCGAAGCCAAAACCGCCACCGAAACCACCCGAGGAAACGGGCGTAGCTCAGTGGGCCTTGGTGTTCGAAGACCCCAACGCCCGCGAGCCGTGGCAGGAGGTGGTTGACCTGTGGGCGATGAATACCCTCCGCGGCCCGGACGGAGCTAGCCAGTATCGCCGCTACGATGTGGCTGTGCTCGGTTGTAGCGGGCCGAACTGTCCGCTGCTCAAAGAGAACAACCTGACTCCTGACCAGGCGGCCGGGTACAAAAAGATCATTGCCGGCAAACCGTTGCCCTGCATCGTTCTCATCGGCAGTCGGGGTGCTGCGGCCGACCAGACGCTCTACGTCGGGCCGGAGCCGAAGGACGTGGTGGGCTTCAAAGCCCTTTGGGGCAAATACCAAGGAGGTGCCAAGTGATCCGAGATTATCCGACCATCGAAATCGGCGGCGTGACGCGAAAACTTTCGTTGCATCCCCGGACAATGGTTGTAGGTGACAAGCGTTGTTGCCACGCAGTGATGGGCACGCCCGGGGCCCCCGAGATTATGGACCGTCGTAGCTGGCGGCCGTGCATCGATCTGTCCAGCGGCATTACGGAGATTCTTGACCAGTTACAAACAAACGGGTGCCACAGCAACGCTGGCACCCAGGGCAACGAGATGGCCCATCGGTTGACTGGATGGTCTGACATTCAGTTATCGACTGGGAACCTCATGGGACAAGTCACGGGCTACCAGAACGAGGGCGCCGGGCTTGATGAAGTTTTGGCCGTGCTTATCAAGAGCGGCCAATGTCTTCGATCACTGATTCCCAACAACGACTACGACGGCCGTGACTGGCCGGCAGAATCGGTATGGAAACCTGATGCTGCGAAACATAGCGTCCTGAAAGCGTTCGACTGCGGGCATGGTGGCGTGTTCGATGCCATGGGAACATGCCTTGAGCTTGGCTGGCCAGTTCCGTTCGGCACCAGCGCGTTCGGTGGAGGCCACGCGATTACGCTCTGTGCGAAGTTTCTATACAAGGGAGTCTGGTACTTCATTCCCGCCAATTCGTGGGGAGATTCCTGGACGAACTTCACCACCGAAATGCTCCAGGCGTTCGCGGCGGTTTGCCCCGACCAGGCCAATAGTCAGATCCTGAAACGCAAGGGCATGGGCTTTGGCGTGTTCAGTGAGCGAAAGATTTCCCAAGGGCTTGATATGTTCGGCGGGTGGGGTTTGCAGTCCGCGGTCTACAACCCCGACGAACCGCTGCCGAAGATTGTGGCGTGATTCGCCGCTGTGCCGCACATCGCCGGCCAGCCCTGACAGGATCAGTGCTGCCGGCTCGCGGCGTCGAGAGAGTTACGTTTTTCATTTCACTGTTTCAACGGAGGTGTATTGTGGGAACGATTGCGATTTCGACTCTGGATATTGGTGCGATGCTGGTCGGCGGTTTGATCAGCAAGTTTCTTCCGAAGGTGGTGGCCGCCAAGTGCTGTAGCGGCGAGGAAAAAGACGCCGTGCTGGCCAAGATCGATGAGTTGACGGAGGACCTGGCTACGCTTCGCGCTGCGGTAGTGTCGTTCTGATCGACCAAGGAGAGGCTCTGCCTAACGGTAGGGACTCCGTTGCTCTCGCCGCCACCGGACAACCGGAGCGGCGGGAGGTTTTGGAATCATACGCGTGTGTGACGAACAGCGCCAAAAATTACTGGAAGACCTTTTTAACCTCTTAGTGGAGTTCGTTATGAGCATTTCACCCGACCAATTAGCCAAGATTCAGGCCGACGTAGACGCCCTTAAGGCGGCCGTCGCCACCGACACCGCAGCCCAAGCGGCTGTGGCAACTGACACTGCGGCCGTGGCTGCTGCGAACACGCAGCTTACAGCCGACACGACGAACCAGACGACCACGACCGGCCCAGCCGTGACTGCTGCCGAGCAGGCATTGCTTGCCGATGTGCAGGCTTTGGCGACGTGACCCTCCCTGGGTTCGCTCTCCCGGTTCGGCTGCCTCCGGCCGGGAGGGCTTTTGTGAGGCGACGAATGAATCTTACTGTCTCCGTGGCCCATAAACGGCGTGGTACAACCGACACTATCCCGCCGGTGTCGTGCCCACATATGAATAGCGGGGAGGAGGTGGCGTAATGTTGAACCTACACCAAATTACCCTCCTGATTGTCGATGACCTCAACCTTGACACGGAAGACGTTCCGACCGCAGAAAAAAGCCTTAAGGGGCTGATTGAGGTGTTTGCGAAAAACCTTGATGCGGACGCTGGATTTCGCCATCTGGTCATCGCACGCCGGGCCGAGATCGATGCGGAGAAGGCGAAGGGGAAAACTGATGGCTGAAAATCTCCGCCTCGCCTTTCAACGCAGTCTGGGAACTAAGTGGGATAAACTTATTTTAGTTGCCACGGTCCCCTGGAATGAATGGAATGGACCCGACGCCGTTGTGCATGTCGAGTGTCTGGTGCCGTTCGGAAAGTTGTTCAGCGCTCAGTTGGAAGAGGGCGTCCGCTGGAAAAATCCTGACGACGTGGACCTTGGCAACCGCTCGCTCTGGGAAACGATCGACACGCCATGGCCGATCCTGCCGTCGCTGACTGTGTGGTTCAATTCCATCGCCGGGGCGAAGTACGACATTCTGGGTGCCATCAGCAGCGGCATCGGCCATGCCCTCCGCGTCGAGGGGATGTACTTTTGCTCGGACATCGCCAACCAGGCGTGTAGCCGTATGGGATCATTGGGCAATATCCCGCTGCCCTGCCCTTACGTCCTTCGCAAATGGTTGTTGCGGTCGCTGGATCGCAAGACGACCTACACGAGCATGGCCTCGATCAACGACTATCACGCCACGATTCAACAGCATTACGCAACTCTGGCCGCGACGCCGGGATACGACGCGGCCGTGCAAGAGGCGTTCCACGCGGTCCAGTGTGAGCAACTGGCGAAAGCGAGGGTCCAATGATTGGCAACACGGTTGACGTGCTTAATCGTCTGGTGGCAGATGGCTCTCTGTCGGCGGAGACAGCCGAGTTTTTAACCGGCTGGTTTCGGTCATGGTGCGAAACGCAGCGGGTGGTGAGACTGTTACAGGAATACTCGAAACTGTGACCGCCACGCCCCAAACACCTCTGGAAGGACTGATCGCCGCTGGGCTAGCGTTCAACGGTGCCCGCGTCTGCGAATCGGCATGGCATCCAGTGCTGGCGGAAATGGCTCAAGAGCACGCGGAATACATGGCTCGCTACGGGCAAGGGCACCAGGGCTTTGAGTCCCGAGCCCGGCAAATCTTTGGCCTCTGGCCCGACGCCGATCCGCGGGAGATCTGTGACCAATCGTGGGAGCCCGCCGCGGGTGATACTCCGCTGTCGATTGGAAAACAGATGTTTGATGGCTGGTTCCAAGTACGGAACCAAGAGGGGCCGGAGGGTCATTGGTTCGTCGCCTCGCGGAAGTGGGACCATTACGGGGCCGGGATTACTCGGGGGCACAATGGGACTTGGTATTGTTGTGTCATCGTGGCCAACGAGAATAGAGACGCGACTATTGCGGGACCATAACAAAACAGCGGAGGGGAAGTGATGAATCCTAGTGGGTACGCACCAGATGGCTCGACTGGGACTAAAACAGATCGTTGGGAATCGGATATTACCCCGAACGCTCCAAAGACCGACGGCTTTTTCGACGGCCCACTACGCGAGCTTTGCCAGGTGATTCTGGCAAACGGGCTCGACCTGGAAATCACGCCGGGGGCGACAATCAAGATTCACGTTTCAGTGAAACGAGGATAGCCGATGCGAGAGATCACGAGCCACAAAGTCAACGGTTTGAACGATGCTCTGACGATCACTGTAATAGATGATCCAGGTCCGGGCGGGGCGAGCCATTGCTACCAGATCGAAGGGTCGTTGCGGCAAACCCAACAATGTGGGATTGTTCCCGACGTGTTTTGTCAGATCGATTTTCAGAATGGCCCGATCAAGGAAGCCGGCGTCAACGGCATCAGCAACGAAGCCCTACTCGCCATCGTCGAAGATCGGCTTGCTTGTTTCCAATCCGGCGAGTACGCCTGCCGCGAGAATGCCATCGCCTTGACGAAGATTCAAGAGGCGATGATGTGGTTGCAGAAGCGAACACGCGATCGCGTGTCCCGTGGCGTCGAAGGCACCATGCAAAAGTGAGGTAAAACCATGTGGCTCAAGATTGCTGTAAAGTGGCTTGGTTCCAACACCGCGAGTTTCGTGGCCTGGCTGCTGCCGTTAGTCATCGGCATTGCAACGGACCCTCAGCAATTCCTGTCGAGCCATCCTTGGATCACAGCCACCTATGCTGCCGTCGTGATGATTGGACAAGGGTGCTACAAACTTTGGACGATCTATCAACTTCGTCACACGGCTACGCCCGCCCTCATTCCTCCGGCGCCAGTGCCGGCCAATCAACCACCAGCGGCAAAGGCTGCGGCCCATGCACAGCCGTTGCCCAGCAAGCGAAAGTAAGATGATGACGACCCTTCCGTCCCGCGAGTTCTGTTGGGAAAAGCATCGGCCGCTATACGCGATGATTACGGCCATTTTGGCGATGGGAGCGATCACGCTGACCATCGTTGCCGTGGGCTTTAATAAAGCGTGCTCAGCACAAAGTGAGGTGATGAAAGCTGTTGATCGATCGACAGAGAAGGCCGATAAGGTCGCTACTGTCGCGGCCACGGTTGCCGATGCAGCGAAGGTTGAGGCCGGCAGGGTCTCGACTGCCCTGGAGGTCGAAAAACAATTGACGGCCGATGAACGCAAGGCGACGAACGAAAAACTTGGGGACATCAAGGGAGACGTGAAGGAAATCAAGGAAACACAGAAGGAAATGTTTCGCATCATCCGTTCGCACGATAATCCAACACCGTCCGCGGGGCTGCCAAAATGACACCGACCGCCGACAAAACTTACCTGGTGATGACTCGCCGCGGCAGCGGCATCGTGAATGTTCTGGGCGTTACGCCTGACGGCTGGGCCTATTGCCTAGTGCTGAAGGGGCTGTTTCACGCCATGTCGCACCGGTCGCCTCCCAGGGCGTCGGCGGACTGGGTTTGTTTGGCGATCGAAGACACGGTTTGGACGGAGAAGGCGATCAAACGTCAAGATGGGGAGTGCCAGGGAAAATGACGATGGATGAGGAGCGGTATACGCACTGCCCAGAGCCAGCTTGCCCGTTGCGGATTCCCGACGCGGAGTTGACAGAGGAAGAGCGGGCAAGGCGGGCGGTCAGTGTTGCGTTTTTGCAAATCGAGCATTGGGTGAACGTGGGGAGGGTTGCAGTGGGAGAATGGGGAGAGGCGTTAGAGGCGCTGATGAGGGCCAAGGGATGAGCGAAGTAATTAGGCTGACTCCGAAGCTGGCAGTCCGCCGTAGCGAAAACTACGAGCACTACATGTTTTACTGCCTGGCCTGCAAGGAAGCTCCTCCGTATTGCACCCAACAGCCCAACGATCATCCCAAGTGGAGTTTCAACGGCGACATGGAAAAGCCGACCTTTTCCCCGTCGTTGTTTCTGATTCGTTCGCTGAAGGACTATGAGGGTTGTGGGCCGCGGTGTCATTTGTTCATCAGGGACGGGAAGATCGAGTATCAAGGGGACTGCGAGCACGCTCTTGCTGGCCAAACGGTCGATATGGTTGAGTTTCCGGAGGGCTACGGAACATGACCCGAACAGCCCGCAACCTGATCGTCTTGCCGCCTGAGTTTTTCTGCCTTATAGTGGCGACGGTTTCGTTTGCCGTGGCGTTTGTTTGCTATCTGCTCGTGGAAGCGGCGGCTATGCCTGGGGCTATTGCGTGGGAGCGATTCGAGAAAATGACGAAGTGGGCCAAAGAGGAGAGAAAACGATGAGACGTCTATCAAGTTCCGTTTGCCTCTGCCTGATGCTGGTTAGCTCGGGCTCGTGGCAGGGCCGGGCGGTAAATACCGCGCAGGTCAATGCGGTCGCCGAGCAGGTTTCCCTGAAGGCGGGTAAGTCCAAGTCGCCATCCGGCTGGCGGTGCTACATTCAGCCGCAGCCGCGAATCACGAAAGGACCGAGCAAGTGAGACGTCTTTCGAGCACCGCAATCATCCTCGCCTTCCTGCTTGCCGCCGAGCCGGCATGGGCGGCAACGGCGACGATTCAATTTACGGGCGGTGGAGTTGCCCAGGCTACCGCTAATGTTGAGAGTGGGGCAAACACGACGCCACCAAGCTCGGCACATCTGGGGTGGGTCACCTCCACAAATTGGACGCGGATCAGTGGTACGGGATCGGTGCCAGTCGATGGAGACGTTATCGACATCAACGGTTACAACGTCTACCTCACCGGCAACCCAACTCCGTCCCTCAACCTCAGTTGTCGGGGTGTGACCGTCATCGACACGGCGGCGGCCGGAAGCAAGGGGGTTTTACGGTTTTTTCCCTCTGGCGGCAACGCTCCCACGTTGCTGGGCTGGACGTTTGGCGATGGAACGAACAACGTCGCGGTCGAACAGGCGAGCGGGGTCGGCGATTTAGCGTTCGCAAATTACAATTCGACCATCACAACGATTGCCGCCAACAGCACGTTTACATGCCTCGCCATCGCCAACCCGGCTATCGGGGCCGGCCGCGCGAGCGGCGCGACGATGGACATTTACGGCGCGATCAACGTGACGGGTGCCGAGAAATACGGATATACCACCACTGCCGGCACTGCTACGTTTCAGATCGGTGTCGGGATGAATAGCGTGGGGGCCTCGTCCGGCGTCACGGTGGTGAACGTGCGGAGCGGCGGCGCAATCAATGTGACTCCGATCACCGGACAACCCTACAACGGGGCAATCTATGTCGGCTGCAATGCCCCGCTCGCGACGGCGCTGCTACATATCTTTTCGGGGGGCACCCTCACGCTCGGAACCAACGGCAACACGGGCGTCTGGCAGAACGGCACGGCGTGCGAATTAGACATTGACGATTTGGGCACCGTGATTTGCGATGGAACGCTGACCACTTACGCGGGGTGCGCGGTGAGCGTCGGCGCACACCACAGCGGATCGCATCTCAGCACGCCTGGTACGTTCACGCTCAATGGTATCTACAACCAGGCTGGCGATCATTTGTTTGGCCTCCAGTCCGGCTATTCATCGTCGCTTCTACCGGCCACATCGGTGGCAAGTTGGTATGGTGCCATGACCGTCAGCTCGACGGCCACGTGGCACGCGACGGGCAATCAATTCTGGACGCCGATCGATCCCAGAGGGCACGGCCAGCTTCCCGCGATCGATCCGGCCTGCACCTGGACCGGCACGGCTACCAGCAACCCGTTTTCATCGGTCATCTCGACATCAAAAATCGTGACCGGGAATACACTGTTGGGCATCGCAGGAACGCAGTACGTGCCGGCAGCCGGTAGCGTGTTCTCGGGCGTTGCTACGGGCGTGACCACGGGCACGCTGCGGGCATCGACCATCGGGGCTCTATCAGCCTCGCGGGGAGTCGTTC